CCCGTAATCATTGTTACTAAAACTGGTGCTGAAAGATTACCCATCCCGATACCTTGAGATCCAACAACGCAAACACCTACCCCACCACCCGATAAAAGAACTAGCATTCCATTAACTAATGTTTGAGAAGATGAATCGCCGATAGTGGTTTTACTTTTACCTTTGAAGGTTGCTTCTCCATCAGAAGAAAATTCTAGGCCGCCATCTGCTTTGATAGTTGCCTTACCCGTCACAGTTAAATCGTATTTACCTTCAGTAGTTATTGAATAATCTTCAGTAGAAGTAAAATCTAATTTCTTAGTAGATACAAAAGAGATTGAACCATCTGCTCCGATCTTAATCGAAGATCCTTCAGGATGGATGATTTCAAATTCTTTAGCTTTTTTATTATATTTCCAACCAAAACCCTGACGATGAAAGCCAACTGAGTTTGGATAATCAGCATCGAAATAAGCGTCATGATTATCTGGTAAATTCCAATGGCCCATGAAACAAGGAAAATAAACGATTCCGTACGGAAAATAAGTAACGAGTAAATCACCCACTTCTGGACAATCGAATTGTGAAGGCGATCCCATGTAAGGCGTACACCAAGGAAGCTTCTCAACTGAGGCAGATCCAAAGATCTCTTCAATCGATACTTTTACTCTCCCCAACTTAAGTGGATCCTCATTAGATACAACCTTTCCTAGATAGAAGTTTTGCATCCCAATTGGTGAAAAAGAATTATTAAATTCAAGTGCATCAATAAACATTAAGTATTCCTCGCTGCATTTACTGATTCTCTATTAAGAATTGCAGTTTCTAAATATCTTGCCCCTTGAACTGATTTTGTAATTCTAGTTACAAAGTAAAGGCCGGAAGTAAATTCAGAGGCAGCTCCGCGATCTGAAGTATCTCTTTCAGTTAAGAAAGCTAAATCTAAAGGTGCAATTGCTCTATAACTATCTTGGAAAGATAAAGCATAAGCGACCTTAGACATTTGAGTTAGATTTACTAAATTATGATCATAAGCAGGCCAGAAGTTCTCATGAACATTATCATTCATTATTTCAAAGCCATTAAATCTTTTAGGGATTGAGCTATCTTTATCGATCTCTTTTGCCATAGCGATTAATGGTTTAAATTCTGTAGAAACTGAATCTATTTTACCTGTAGAAAAGTTCAATACTTTCTTTTCTTTTTGATAACCCGTCCATTGATTGAAATAAAGATTTCTAGAAGTCATTACCGCATCAGCATCGTAATTGATAAAATCACTTGATTCTTTACCTCTTACAAATTTCCATTTTGGTTTATTCTCAGAAATAACTTTTGCAATATCTTTAATAATGAAAGTTCCATTTGCCTGAATAGCTGTTGCAATAAATGAAGGCATGATATTAGATCTCAACATAAGATGAGACATAAAGGCCCTATTCGAAGTTCCTGGTTGAATCCAATATTGAGAATCTAATGATTTTGTAACATTCGATGAAACTCTAGGGAAATCAATCTCGGCTGTCTTGATCATTAATTCAACCGCAGACATTTTATCCGAGATCAGAGATAAAGGAGTAGTCAAATAAGATAGAGAAACAGCAAGGCCTGAAACCTCAATAACTCTTTTATTATCTCCCTCTTTAGAAGTTCTAATTTCTCCGGGAAATAAAACAGTATCTTCTAATGAGTTTGTGTCTTTCCCATATTGAACTGCGATCGTTTGACCTTCATTAAGCATAGCGAGTACTGACTCATCATTAGTAATGAACGATAATTGATAAGTAGGCAACAGGCCGCCAGAATATTCAGTGATTGAAAATTCATCTAAATCCTCCACCAGAATGAAGTCTTTCTTCGCTCCGATTGAAATCGATACACAAAATTGATCTTTGATCTTGATCATGACTTTCCTTGCTTAGATTGTAGAGAAAAGTAAAATTCCTCTAAAGCATCTTGATCTGGAAAAATAAGTTCCATAGCATTTTTAATTTGAGATACATCGGTTAGGGAATTATAAAGCATGATAATCCACCAGTATTGAACATCTCCATAAATTTTAAAAGATACGTTATCGGGTCTGGCATCATCACCTTCAACCGTATAACGACCACCAACCTTAATAGATTGAAGATCATTTAAAATAGATGAAGTTAATACATCATAGTTATCGGTAAATTCCATAAATCTTTCGATATCAAAACGATTTTCATTTTCAATACCTAGATTAATATAAAATATTTTTTCATTACTCATAATTAACCCAGAATATCTTTTTTAATATCGTTTACTTTAGATACGAATTTATCGAATAAATTAGGATCTTCTCTCTTAGCTTCTGCTGCTTCATCCATATCTAAGATCTGAGCTTTTTGAAAGTATTTTTTAAACTCTCCAATAGTCACAGTTCTATATGGCTCAAGAGTGATAGTCACATTCCAAGACATCGGATTACCATCTTTCATAACTGCTCTCGAAGGAGTGCAAGATGATGATGATACGACTAATCCGCGAGCATTGAACCAAGCTCCTACCGTTAAATTTAGCGTTCCAGATCCTTTTGTAGAATAGCCTAGAGGAGCAACTAATCCCCCACCATCATCTGAAGGAAGAACAGCTGATTCAATCAAAGATATTTTATCTAAATTCTCAATCGATTCAGCATTAGTCATAGCAAGTAAAATAAACTCTAGTGTAAAATTTGGTTTATTAGATTCTTCCCAAACCATCTGAGACTCAGCTTTTGAGAATGCAGATCTTCCGGCCAATTTAAGTCCTGGATTAATCTTATCTTTTAATGCAAGCGCATTTCCCAAAATAGGAACTTCTCTCAAAATAGCTCCGGTAGATGAAAACTGATTTCCCCCACCAAAAGCAAGCTCGTTTAACATAACTCCATATAGAACTTTTCCATTAGGGAATGTTAAAGCGAATCGATATCTTCTACCTTCGTCAGAGGTAGGGAGAGTAAGTCGTTCGTACTCGGTTAAAAAATCTCCCATTAGCTTCTCCCGCCAGCACTATTGATATTCAGCACGGTATCAGATCCGGCCTTTGTTCTTCTTTCAACTGTTCTTGGCTGAACTGGTGATTGCACAATTACATTTGGTATCTGTACTTGAGGAGCAACCTGCTTTAATGGTAAAGAGTTCTTCTGAGCTAAATTATTAGTTTTCTCAGCATCGATTATTTTATTAACAGATGCAATATTTGCTGATTGAATTTTAGGAGTAGCAGCGATTGCTTTTTTCTCTTCCTTATCATCACCCATCCCAAACCATCCTGAGACAGCAGAGATTGCAGCGGAAGCACCTTTCTTAACTGCTTTAGTATCTAATAATCCGCCAGATAAAGTTGTGATATACATCTCGATTAGATTCATAATGAAAGACGACATCTTATCCATTAATCCACCTACGAGATCTTTCCCCATATCGATCTTATCCAAAATACCGCCCTTAAATAATTTATCTAATAAAGGGGTAATGATACGTTTTGGAATCTCAATTACATTATTAATGATTGACCAGAATCCAGTTTTTACACCTTCCCATAGCCCATCATTCATCAATGAATCAATAGTTTTTTTGAATCCAGTAATTACAGAACCGAAGATTCCTTTTTTCTCATCGAATAAAGCACCTTTGATTGAAGTTAAAGCATCCTTCACTCCCGATGGGAATGTTGAATAAATCATAGAGGCAGTATCAGATACCATTGAAGATGCTTTTTCAATCCAACCATAGACCTGTTTTGCATCTAAAAGTCCGAATGATAAATCTTCTACCATTCCGGCAAGACCCGCTCCGACTTTTTCTGCGTAAGAAAGCTTATCTTTTGCTTTACCTACGATCTTATCTGCATTTTGTAATCCATCTGTGAATGACCACAGTGAAGTTGCAACAGTAATAATCTGCCCAATACCAGGAATGAATTTAGTGGCCTTGCCTGCAAGCTTTCCTAGAGGGCCTAAAAATTTACCTAATTTACCAGCGGCCTTTATTAACCCACCACCAATTTTAGTTCCAGCAAATTTCTTCCAAATTTTAGAATCAGCTATCTTACCTATAACCTTTTTAAAAATTCCAGAAGCCTTAGTCCCAATCCAAGCAAAACCCTTTTTAAGAGCATTTGTTACAGGCGAGAAGATCTTATCAATCGTTCCGGTAACGGCGTTAAATGCCTTCTTAAGACCTTCCCAAACAGGCTTTAAACCTAATCCGCTAAGAACTTTATCGAAGATACCATTACCCTTAATTTCAGTTCCATTTTTATCAATATCTTTCATTGATTGAGATGAAGTACCTACTCCAACCTGATCACCCTTTAACAATTGATAGATACCTTCGATATCCTTCGCTTGCTTAGTCATGTAATAGGTAGTTTTTTGCTGATAAACTTCAGCATCTGTCAGATCAGTTAATTCAGTATTTATCGTATTTGTTTTTACTAATTGATTTTTGATCTCTTCTGTTAAGGCAAGCAATCGATCACCCTGAGAAACCATAGGAATAAAATACTCTCCAACATCAGTTGATTCAGCAGTAGAGAATCCTTTCATAACAGCGAGGGATTTATCAGATAAGTTGACGTATTCTACATCGATATCTTTAGGCCCTTGAGATAAATCACTCTTAAAAGGCTTTGCATCGTTTCTAGCAAAAGAAAGATCCGCAAAACCCTGTTTGATTTCTTTTCTCATGATCAAAATAGTTCCTGATAACTTTTCCAAGTTCTCATTCTGAACCATTTCTTCTAAAAGAGAGTCCTGGGCATATCCGTCGATATTTTTTACATGACTCATAATTGAGGATAAGAACTCAAGATTCTTGAACTCTTTTAAAGTATCCTCAACTGATTTATTCTCATTAGCCATTTATAATTCCTTTCGGGCTTTTGCCTCTTCAGTTAAATATTTATTCAACCTTTTGTGAAGCCCCATCACCTGCGTGAACTCCAGGAACTGGATCTGGTACGGGTTCACTATGTTGTTTTTTGCTAGTGCGAACTCTAGCTCTAACAGATCCTTCTCCCTCACGAAAGGGTCGAAGCAGTCCCTCCCTTCCTTCAAGGCGAATATAGTTTTTTTGATTACAGATAGTCTTATCTTCTAAAGCATTCGTACAAATAGCTTCTAGATTTTTAATATCGTGCATAAGCAATTTATCAACTTCATCTAAAACATCTAAATCGTCTTGATTAGTTAATTCATAAAGATGTTTATAAGCATCTGAAAATTTCAAATTTGTAATCATGATTGCTTCAACGCCAACAGCATCGGGCTTACCATCTTTAGTAAATTGATTATAAACTCCGCGCTCAAAATCAATGAATTGTTGAACAGAAATAGGAGTGAATAATAAAGATTTTCCACCAATATCGGCTTCAATAGGAAGCTCTTCAACTGATTCATCGATATCTTGGAACTCAATATCTCTTTCTGAGAAAACTTTCTTACTCGCGGCCCCACAAGCTTTGCAATGAAAAGGGATTTCCATCTGCATTCCGTTCATAGTTGAGGCTTTTCTTAGCAATCCCAGATAAAAAACATCTTGGAGAGTTAATTTATTCTTTTGAAAACCTTCTGCTTCAATACCGGCAAGTGCCATTTCTAAAGCATTCGATGTTTCAAAAGATGAGATAGAGGCATTTCGAACTTCCCCGTGAGTATAAGTTCTATATTTAACTTTTGCCCCTTTTGGATAAGGTAATCCGCGAGATGGAAGTTTAGAACATTCGACTGTGACCCATGGTAAAGCGTTGATAGATTCGTTTTGACTTTGCATTGACTTGACTCCTTAAATAAATCTTCCAAGGCTTTCTAATACACCTTGCTTAGAGAATAAATTAAATTTCGATAGATCTTTTTCACTCACGCTTGAGACGATAACAAAATTTACCGTATACATCTGAGCATCCGATGCCTGAGCACCATTCCAATCGATAGGGCCATCGGGATAAACTTCTAATTGGAATGCTTGAACTTCATCTTTGAATGCGTCTAATAGGGCTAAACGAAGCGTCCTGACGGGTTTAACATTTCTTTGCTTACCGAAAGAATCAACCTCCGTAATAAGTCCGTGGTTATCATGAATACCACTCATAAATCGACCATCATTTTGGATATCTAAATTCACCCAATCTGAGAGCCAAGTTAATAATGTTCTTTTTTGATCGTCGTAGAAAGTAATGGTCATTTCTTTTTGACCAGATCCGGTTGCGTACTTCATAGAAGTTTGAGGTAATTGAATCGAATTAGATTCTACGACCGCAAAAGGCATAGTTACATCATTGGCCGGGAATAGATCATCAAAGGGGGCCGGAGGTTGATGAACCCCATTAGTAACCCAATCTAAAACCCATAAATATTTCTTATCAAATTCAACCGAACGAACCGCAGTGATTCCTTTATTTCCTTCCAGAAAGCCGGAAATCGATTGTTCAATATTGGGTAGTCCAAAAGGCATGATTCCACCTGATTAAAAATGATTGATTAGAGAAATGAGTCTTATTGAAAAGTTTAACCAAATTAAGGCAGATCAACAAGATTAAAGAAAATAATCAGACCCAGATTTCTCCGGGCCGGATTATTATTTGAATTTAAGTTAACGGAGCGTCTACGAAAAAGTCGAATGAAAGCGTCAAAGACGGCTTCATTGCATCCGAAGTAGAACCATCTAAAGTTCCCATATCGTCAGCTTCATAAATACACCCATAAAGAGTATATTTTGCTCTAGCAACATCTTGGTTATCCAATAGAGTAAGTAGGATCGTAGCTTCTAAGTCAGCCTTAGAGAACGATCTACCAGTTCTTGGTGCCCAACACATATCTCTCCAAGCTTTTACAAGCTTAAAGATAGTGCTATCAACAGTTTCCGTGAAAGTAATATTGATTGTGTTTCCATAATCAAGGATACCCGATTGCATAACTTTATGCCCACGAGTCATTACCTCAAACTTCTGGTTAGAAGCTTTTGGGACTTCGATAGATTCTGCTCTTAAGTTAAGCGCATTAGAAATAGGAAATGCCAAAGGCCCTACTCCTGGAAGCGTAACGAAATCGAGATTCCATTTTGTCACTTGAGCATAGTCAGGCAGTGCTCTTAATTCATCAATGCTAATTTTAGCCATAACTATCTCCTAATTAAGCCGCTGCTTGAGCGTCAGAAAAACTAATATTAGATGGAGTAATGACAATGCGAACAGGGATCTCTTCGATAGAGTACATTGGTTTAATGTAAACATCTACGTTAAGTCTATTTGCAATCTCATCTTCAGGAGAATTGTTTGAATCATCACAAACAACATCAAAGTCCGTGATACCTTTACGAGCTTTAATCACTTGTAGGTATGATTCGATCTTTGTCTCAATAATTGATCTTGTAGAATCATCGTTAAGCTCGAAAAGGAAGTTTTCTAGAAGTCCTTTAATAGCTGGCTCGATAACAATTAACATCAATCTTACGTTCAATCTGTCTAAAGCAGAAGCTCTAGCTAGAAGAGTTTTTTGACCCCAAATTACAATCCCTTTTCCAGAGATGAATCTGATCGGGTTGATTCCTGCATCTGTTAATAGATCCAGCTCTCCCTCTTCAAAACGAACTCTTGTATCAAGAACGTTTAAAACACCGCGCTTGAAACCAGCAGCAGGATACCAAATTTCATATTGGTTTGCAGCTAGAGAAATAGATCCACCAACGTGACCATCTGGTGCTGTCCAAATAGTTCTATCGTTGAAACGATCTTGGATCTGTAAGTGAGGTGTATAAAGAGCTGAGTATGAACTATTTAGGTTCAGAGTCGTCTTTCTATAATCAGTCAACGCGTTCATGTAGTCAGAATCTACTTCTGCTTCATAAGGAGTTGATAAGATCGCAACACAATCCATTCTCAAGTTAGCAATTGTATCAAGGGCCACTTGGTAAGCCGGAGTTGCATATCCACCATCCATAAGGATAGTAACAGGAACTTGTGAAGGTGATCTGAATTTATTTGCAGCAGCTACCATTGTAGAGTCAGTTGCAGCAGTTCCATCAGCACCGTCAGTCATATACAGCGCAGTTGCCTGAACTTTTGGAAGAACAGTATTTGCGATTAAAACGTTCGATAAACCACGAATGTAATTCGATGATTCAAGAACATCTTCGATAAACATATTTCTACCACGACCATCTTTTTGGCCTTGAACTCTTGAAACTAAGAAAGTCTCAACAGGTACGTTTAAATTAGTTTTCTTAAAAACTTGGATCTCAATTGAGTTTGGCTCAATCAAAGCTGGCTTAGAAGTAATCGTTGCAATTTTTACAGCGATATCTTTTGACCAACCACCAACAGATGAACCGTAAAGTAGGATTGTATCGTCTGCTCCCCAAGTTCTTGCTGAAGGATCAACCATATTTGATCCAGTAGCGATACCAGCGTTTGCTCCTACTGCAGAAGCTTGCATTAATACAAGTCCCGAGAAAGTAGCGCCGTTTGTTGCTCTTTGAATCCACAGCTTATTTGATCTCTCAAGATAAGCAAGTGCAGAGTAGTGAGAGATATCGAAACCTACCCCTACCGTAGCATCTGGTGTGAAGCGATTAAGGAATTGAGTATCGCCTGTCACTAATGACGGACGATCTGTTGGCCCTTTTTTCGCCGGAATAACCATTGCCCCATATACACCTTCAAAAGACGCGACTCTTGTTGAGAGATCGATTTCTTTTAGTTTTACAGCAGCTGCTCCCATATTAAAAACCCCCGGATAATATTCTGGATAAAAATTTGTGAATTATAATACCTTTAGTTTAACACCTTTTGGTAATTTTGCTAATTCACCGAGCTTCGAAATGTCATTAACGGGTTCATTCGCTCGTCCAGATAATCGGATCTTCGCGTCACCGTAATCAATTGTCTGAGGATAGTCGACAACAGAGATTAATAAGCCTTTTTTAACGGGCTTATCTTCTGCCTGAACCAGCTCACTTTTCTTAACAGCACTATCTAACGCTTGTTTAGGGGAGATAGTTGGAGTTTCCTCGACTACGTTTCCATCTAATAAAGCTACTTTTACATCATTTCTTTTTTCTGCCATGATATTACCCTCAGTCGATTACTTCTTCTAATATTAATTGTTGCGGTTCATTTAGCTTATTCGTTAGATAAATTCTAAGACGAAGAGATTCAATAACAGAAGCCTTCCCTCGGAATACAAAAAATAGGCCTCTAACAACCAAGCTTCCGATTATGCCTTTGAAATATAAATCTTCAAATTCAATCGTCTTCTCTGTCAACTCTCCCCATTTAAGGAAGTACTTAAAATCCCCTACCTTATCGCCACACTTTACGATGAGCTCTTTATTACCCGTGATTCCTTCCTCAGATTGGTAGGCCACTTCGAATCGTTCTTGAGTTTCAATATCCTTCGTTGCGAACAAAAATTGAATATCAAACTCAGAAGATGTAGCAGTATATGATACTGTTTCACCACTAGCTAATCGAAGCGTAGAAGTGAAGTTATTCAACCTCTGAGCAACACCATCCAGAACATTTCTCATCACAGTTCTATTGTAGATAAAAACAGGATTTTTTAAATTCTTATTTTCATTTTTATTATAGTTGTACTTTGCGATTAGTGCCTTCATACCCGTCTCATACGATAATTGCTCATCGTAAATGATATTGATTCCTGGCATTTCATCCGTAATTGATCTCTCGAACACTTCCAGAACGTGCGTCGCTGTTGATACAACATCTTGGTGACTGTTTGGATAGTTCGGTAGACTCATTTAACCAACTTATAAAGAGTCTCCCCAGTTTCCTGGGGAGATATTAATTACTTCTTTTTTACAGGAGCTTTTTTCTTATCTTTCTTTTTTGCCTCAGAAATTTTCTTACGGGCTTCACCCATTGCTTTGAATTTTTCTGGTTGGAATACATATAAATATTCAGCATCTTGGTCTTCGTTAGTTGGATCTTTTGCTTGAAGTTCCATTGAACTCATAGCATCGTCAAGTGCTTCCATGAAAGCGTTTGATTGTGGTTCTTCTGACTCAGCAACCTGAGAAAGTTTATCACACATACCTTTTTGCTTTTCCATATCAGAAGAATTGTCGTCAGCGATTAGAGATTCAATTACTCCGATAACACCTTTACCAGCATCACCAGCGGCATCGATATCTTCGTCTGCTTCGCCTTCTTTCTTGATTGGATTACCTTCAGCATCCAGTTCTTCCTCTTCAGTTACTTCCTCTTCACCGTCTTTTTTTACTTCCTCTTCCTCTTCGTTGAACTTATGTTTGTTCCCGAAGTGACGGTCGAATTTTTCAAGTAGAGAAGTAGCTTTGATAACTGATTTTTTTTCTGGCGCTTTTGACATAGATCCCTCCAAGGATTGTTTTTAACTTAAAGTGTTAGAAATTTTATATCTAGTGAATACTGTAATAGTTTGCCCGAGAGATTCTTTACGATCAACCTTATAAGCGATCAAAGCCCCATCTTCAGCACATAACCTAATTTCATCCCCCACAAGTATAGCAGGATCTTTTGTAATAAGAAAACCCTGTGTGAAATTCCCACGGGCTGCATTTGTTGAAGGAAAGAAATCATCACTGACTAATATTCCAACAATCTTCTTTTCTAACTCCTGGATACCACCAGAATTAGCATTATGAACGGTGCTATAAGGACCTACTTTACGATCTCTGTAGATTTCCAAATCCACCCCATTATAGAACAATAATTGCTCAAGACCGCGTTCTCCGTTGGCCTTGATGATTCGTTCCATCTCTGAGTAGAAAGTAGCCATTATTTAATCCCAATTATATTTTTTATTCAAATGAGATCTTAAATCATCATACGCATTGCCGAGGTTAGCAACTTTTTTTGCTAATTCTCTATCCTTGTTCGTTTCGATTAGATCATTAAGTAATCCCTCAATACCATCACCAATGGCATAAATATCACGCCTAATATTATTCTTAAGATTAAGTTTAACATCTGCTTCGGATAAAGATTCGTCTTGTTCTTCGTCATCATTAGATACATCATCAAACGACGTAACTTGAACATCATCAAAGTCTCCCCTTAACCATGTTAAAATATCGGCAGGTTTTAAATAACTTTGATATGTTTTACCGCCGATATTTACATCATCTTCATTATCTAGAACAATCTCTTTCCATTTACCGCCAACCTTAGTCAGTCGCACAGATGCACGAGATCCGCCATCTCTAATAGAGACTTCGAACCAAAGGGCGTTTCTGGGAACGTTAACCTCGTTCAATACTTCTATAACTTCTTGAGATAAGTTTTTCATTATTTTTCCTTCAGTAATTCTTTAGCTTTTAAGTGCTCAAACATTGAATATAAATGTTTGCAAATACCCAGCTTCTCAGTCGTATTTGCATAAGGTCTTCCCACAGGCCATGGAGGAGTTTTTCTACGATACTTTCTTGGAGCACCGATTAATGCATCTGCCTCATATAATTCTGTTTCAAAACGATGCTGGAAGTCTTTACAAGAACATTTCAGCATAACTTTATTATCATTCACATTGGCCGTGCGATAATAAACTTTTTTTAACTTTCCATCGTTCATGTATTCAAATTCATTTTTATACAAGCTCTCAGACTTTTTATCTCTGAACTGTATATCGTGAAATTGGATAGTCGTTTTATACTTTATTCCGGCACTCTCCCCGTCTCTATTCTCAGAAGCCACGACGGCAGTATAAGCAACCGCGTTTAATCCTGGCTTTGGAGATGAAGTTAATTTAGTAACTTTCAACTTTTTATATTCAGTAAACTTTCTCGACACCATATTAGGAGGAGTGAATTTATAATCCCCATCAGGAAACCTTCCACGCTTATTGCGATCTGATTCCAATTCCTTTTTAATTTGTCTTAAAGCTACGGGCATAATTTCCTATTTTTTAAATTATTCAAAATCTAGTTCTTGTAGATCTTCAGTAGCTTTTTTAGCTATACTTTTTAGATCATCAAAAAATTCGACTAATTCTCTAGGCATTTCGGCTCCCATATCAACCATAATAGTTATTATAGTCTCTATAAACAGTTCGAGTTCTTTCCTACCGACAACCGAGCGTGATTTTATTCTGGCCTTATCCATTGCCTTTCGGATAGATGCAATACACTCCTTTTCCCATTCATCCGGAGTCATTCCTTCATTCTTAGATGATACTATTTTTGATAATTTTTCAGATAATTTTTTTGCTGATTTCATGATTGTTTATTTCCTACGCGTTGATTTCTTTGATTGCTAATTTAAGGGCAATGCGTGCTTCTTTTTCACCACGAGGCATTTCAATCATTGAGTTGATTAGTCTGTGAACTAATTTCTCAAGTTTATCAGCTTTAGTAGCAGCAGGTTTTGCATTGATCTTTTTAAAGTAAACGTTTACTACAGCAAGTAATTGAGCATCATCTGTATCGATTTCAGCTTCAACGGCTGGCTCAACTTCTGCTTCCTCAACCTCTACTTCAGGTTCAGGCTTAACTTCTGGCTCCATTTCAGATTCATTTACTTTGTAGCTTTCAATTAAAGCTTCTGCTAATTTTTTAGTCATGTTATTTTCCCTTCAAAAAGTTATATGAAATCGTAACTCGTTCATCTCTAAATGATAAGTATATTACAAAATTTCCTTCAATTATTTCTCCACCCTCAACTTCAACTTTAGTTCCTGGGGAAGAAATCTCAACATTACCGCCGCCAGAAGATCTATTAAATAATACTTTCTTTTCTTGCGGGAGAGTAACTTTAGAAATTTTCTTGTTTAGTTTAGTTCTTTGAAACTCTTTTTGAATAACCTTTTGAATGTTCTGAACATCCGATACGAGATCGATTTCTTCATTCAATGTATCCATAAGAGATTTTGCTAAATTCATATTTATCCCATTGCCAAGTAAAATTTCTGAACATCTTGGAGATCAGCTTTTGCTTGCTCTTCCATTTCTTTTCCTTCAGAAGCGATAGCATCGGCATCCATAAGGATAGGTAAATCATTCATAGTGAATGCTCTACGAGATCTTCCGATTCCCATTAAGAAATAGGCCTGAAGTAATTTAAAGAAAACTGTATCATCGATGGTGATTGTTTTGCATTCCCAATCTCTAGTCCCACCAGAATCAACATTATCAGATTCACAAGGGACCTTAGTTAAGCGGTGTTTATAGACGGCCTTAATTTCATACTTAGAAGTGAAAGGAACCGTTAAGACGGGCTTGTTATAGCGCCAAGGGGCTTGAATAGGGTCAATCAATTCAGATCTATTGTTAGATCCGAAAATGTTGTTATTGCCCATGTAAAATGAGGCTAATGAGATCCCTGAATATTGAACAGGGTTACACTCAGAAATCCAATCCGGTACTCTTCCCATCTCTGGATCGAAGTCAGGAGTGAATCTAAATTGTCTTGGATTCATCAATGAAATGACGTAATCGACAACATGAGGACAGGCTTTTGAATAAGTGGCAAGTGCGTCTTCAACTAAAATTTTAAATGAGTCATTATCAACTTCAATCTTAGACTTGGCCAAAACAAATTGACCAGATCTTAGAAGAATACGATCGAACATTTCTTTTAATTCCAAACGACACCGCCATCATAACTATTTAAGAGATTTAATCGAAGCTTTTAGGGCCGTGATTCTATCTTTAATTATTTTCTTTTGTTCTTGATCAGTAGAGACTTTCCAATCAGCTTGGAGTTGCTCGATATCTGCATTAGTTTTTAGAACCAGTGCTTTATCCTCTTCAGTTAATTCCTTATCTTTAGGATTACCTGTTGCTGCATTTGCCGCGCCCTCAACATCTGAAGGAGTGACTGAAGCAGCTTTCTTAGTCGACTTTCCGGCAGGGACTAAAACTAAGATTCCAGCTTGGATTAAACCAGATAGAGATTGAGCATAGCCGTTAAATTCCATCTCGTCGAACTCAACAGACTCGCCTTTTGCAAGGTCGATTGCTTCACCATCGTAGCCAACATTGGGGCTAATACTTACTTGGCCACCGAATGCGTTTTTGTACTTGTACTTTGTCATGCGTCCTTCCTTTAACAAAAATGAATAAAAAAAAGGGAAGGATTGCTCCCTCCCCTCTAAGCGTAGATTAAACTACTACGTCAAAAGCTGTGATGAACTGAGGAACAACTACTTTCGTAGCCGCTAACGTTGCCGCTACAGTTTGGTCTTGTAGAGGGTTGTTGTTGTTAGCCGGAGCTTGTCTTACAGTCAACGGCATGAATGGGCAGTAAACACCAGCCGATTCAATTGCAGAAGATCCCGTGTAAAGCGCGATCCCTTTTTTAGCACCAAGAAGAGCATCTTCTGGTACGCGGATATAAGTAATCCCTTTGTATGTACCAAAAATATGAGGACCAACTGAACCACCATCTGATAGTAAGTTGAATCCATCTAGTCCGCGAACTAGAGCAGCGTGCTCACGTCCAACGATCATAGTTTTGATAGTTCCACGGCCAGCGTTTCCAAGCATTACCGCTTCAGCATCTGACATACGGAACGCGTATGATTCTCTGTGTAGTTTTTCAGAAACACCCGCTGGAGCTGTTAGAGAGAACTGAGTAGATCCCATTGCAGCCACAAGGTATTTAGAAATGAAGTCACCACCGATTTCAGCGTTGATCTCTTTTGTAAGATCCATTGCTGTATCTTCAAGAGCAGAGTCACCGAAAGTTTTCTTAAGAGCATATTGTTGGAACATACCAACTACAGTCTTAAGAACGTAAGCCTGAGCTTCAACATCTGTCTGATCAAGGAAAGAAGTCATTTTTGGAAGGTCAGCAGCTAGTTCCATGTTCTGTTGGTAAGAAACATAAATTTTCTTAGCAGCAGTTGGTTGAACAGCAAACTTAAGAACTACTACACCAGAAGTATAGTTAACAGTTCCTGAAACGCCAGCACCTAAAAGAGTACCGATGTTCTTGTCAGCTCCACGAGGACCAACATCTTCTGCGAAAACAGTAGCGTCAGACTCAACTTCAATTTTCATGAATTGAGATTGTACTGGAAGAGCAGGAAGAGTGAATGTGTAGTCAACAGTTGCAAGAGCAGTTGTTGCCATCTCAAGACCGTTAAGACGGTTTGAAGCATATCCTTTTGGAGTCTTCATACCAGTTTTTGGGTCTAAGATAACTTGACCAGCAGTAAGGTTACCCTTAGTGTTGTCAGCTCTTAGGTTCTTGAAGTAAATCATTTGTCTTTGTTGCTCAATTACTTGAGTAGACGCGATTACTGGAAGAACAGAGTTAGACATAACAGCAGTGATTACATCTAGAGCGATTTTTGGAATTTCCCCAAGAGTGTTTAAAGACCCTGAGTTTTCACAAATTTTAGCGTAAAGTTCGAACGCTTCAAGTTGTTTACCTAATTGAACGATGTGGTGTTCAGAAAGGTTGATTGCTCTAGAAACAACCGATTTCTCGAATGCTTCACAGTATTTCTTATATTTCGTGAAATACTTTTGAGCGTTTTGTGCGTCCATTGCGTTTTGTAGGCTTTCGTCAATCATCTTACAGTCCTTTGTAAATATAGTAGTTAAAATTTTTTGTACTTTAAAATTTTCTATTTATCTAAGACCGAAGTGCAGTCCGAAGAAACCTAGAAAAAACTTTAATTCTTATTTAGTTCCGTAGCTCTCGTTAAGCTTATCAACTAAAGTTCTACCAACGATTTTTGATTCGTATGGTTTTTCTTCAGTTTCTTTCTTAGCTTCAGTAACAGCAGGCTTCTTATACTTATCTGTTGGTTTAGATTCGTTTTTAGGAGCTGGTGCCGGAGCTGCTTTTTTGAACTTCTCTTCTACTGTAGCATACATTTTTTCAATGTCTTCAACAGATAGATCTTTTGCTAGAAGTTCTTTTACTTTTTCAACGTCGATTTCTAATTTCGCCGCTAAATCAGATGCGATCTGGTCTTGTTCTGTTTGCTCAACTTCTTCTAAAAGAACATTGAATCTTTTACAGATTCCTTTGATCTCAGAGATTGTTCCGATTTCAGCAACAGATTCTTGGAATTTTTTTGCTTTAATAAGAGCAGATTCAACTACTTTATAAGTTCCGATGTTTGCATGGAATTTAGCAATATAGTTTTTTGCTTTTGTTAGAGATTCTTTTACTTCGTCTGGCGATCCCATAGACTTGTATTTTTCAAGTTCGTCAGCAGCTTCGTCACCAAGCTCTAGAGCTTTTTCAACGTCTTCTGGCTCACCCATTTCTTCATATTTTTTAAGCTTTGCACTTACTTCTTCAAAAGTAGAAAGTTGTTCTTTCAGGTGTTTGTTCTCATCGAATAGAGCGCCATTGTTTTCTTTTAGATCAACAACTTCCGTTGTTAATTTAGCAATGTCAGTCTTCTGAGAGTTATTCTCCTTCATGATGTGTTCAACTAGTTCTTTTTCCATCTTAGTATCTCCAAGGTTATTTTCTGATTCTTCTAATTTTGAAAGTGCTGAGTTATATGATTCAGCGATTGTAGGATTGGCATCTAAAAATCCAGGATCGATAACGAAGTCCCAACCTACTAAATCATAAGTTTGCGGATTAACCACAGGAACGCCATTATGTTTTCCTGCAAAATCACCATTAGCTCTAGATGAAACATAGAGTTCACAACCAGCTCTTAATAATGTATTCAGGATTCTTCCGACCGGAGTATCAAGGATAAGGGCTTCACCCATACCTCTATTTTGATCATCAATAAAGATAGATGTCATAACGTGAGATGTAATACCTTCGCGAATAGCTTTTTCACCTAATTCAGCATCATGGCCTACAGTTCCCCACATTAATCTTTTCTTAAGCATTCTTTGAACATTTGGTGAAGAAATTACTTTTTCCCAAAGTTCTTTAGGGTAGAATCTGCCGTTTCTAGAATTAGCATCGGGACAAAAAAATTGTCCTTTGACTTTGGCTAGAATATTTTTACCATCGACTTCACTCGACTCTACGAGTTCGAATTTAAGTTTCGGGTCAATTAAATCATTTAACTTTTTAGTCATTTGCTAAACCCAATTGCTTTTTTAGATCAGTAATCAAAGTAGGATAAAACTTTGAATCATCTTTTGCAAGCCCGCCATCTTCTAATGTACATGAGATAGTATTCCAGAGTTTTTGAATTTCTGCAAATTCAACGCCCGATTCTGTGCTTAAAGCATCTAATAAGGCATCTGGCTCTGTCAGATCCATCAGAAATACAAGTTCATCATCATCCAATTCCTCATCAGTAATTATCTTTTTTTCAATGACTTGGAATAAAGGAACTGCATATTCAATCAACATTTCTTCTAATTCTACCTGTTCCTGGACTTGATGGAAATATTCTAGTTCCACGAACATATGGGTTTTAACCGCATTTAATCCTTTCAGATGTTCTTGTTTATCCAAAAGCGATTGATAATTTTCATTAGAAGATTTAGGTCTAGTTATTCTGGTGGCCATGAAACGGCCGAGGCGACGATGGAATCTTTTACCTTCGACTGACTTATGGAATGCTTTGATCCCTTTCATCATCTTGGTTCTGTTACCGCGCCAATTGGCTTTTTGATCAGAAGATTTTCTATAGTCTTTTAATTTAGAGACTAAAGGATTTCTACCTTTAATGAAAGAAGCAATCTCCTCATTTGTCGGTTGATAATCTTTAGAAACGCCTATGACCTTATCAATGGCGTTTATCTCTAGTAGAAAAGTTTGAACGTCTAAAACGTTTAAGAATTTCATCTGACCTTGTCCTTGACTTTATTTTAAAAGGTAAATTTTTACTATCTGCCACAATCCGAATAGGGAAGTAGTCAGAGTGCAGATAAGGAGAAGCCCCTTAACTACGATAGGAACCCCGCTGAAAAAGTGATAGGTCTTTGTCACCTTCACCATCTCAAGCTTTAATGGCTCTACATCTTCACTTACATCTTTTATTTCTCTAGCTAACTTTAGCAAGTCTTGCTGGATATATGCAAACGATTCTTTCATTACATCAACAATTTTTTCAAGAGCAGTCGATCTTCTTTGATGCTCATCTACAATAACAGTCAGCTTAGATAAGATGGTATTATTTTCATCCATCTTTGAATAAATCTTATCAAATAGATCATCGAAACGATCTAACCTCTTATTGATCATATCAGAATGGACTTGAATTAAATCCTTAGATCCATCACTCATGATTTATCCTTACTTTACAGATCTCACGTTAGATAATCTTCGAGCTTGGCTATAAAGAGTTCTGGCCAATTGAGTATCAACCATAGCAACAGAAGTAGCCGTCGAACAAAGACCAATAGCGCAAGATAATGCGATCCTAAGATCGGTGTCAGCATTAGGAACCATTCTGCCTAATTGAATAGCCAATTTTCCAGCTGCTCTAATTACTGAGATAGTAACAGCATCAGGATCTTGTGCTTCATCAACAGGAGACGGTTTTCTGATATATTTTTTTTCTGTCATGACTTACCTCTAAGAATTAAAGATGTGATGTAGTTCCTGCCACCTTCATTCTTGAATTACGATTCGTTTTAAGTTTTGCTCTTTTACGAATCTGTAGAGATCTTTTTCTCTTTCTATTCGCTTGGGCCTGAGTTCTTCGTCTACTTCTTACGGCTTTTCTGATTGCGAATTTTCTCGCTGAGGTGAGAAGCTTTTTTCTTTTTCTTCTCACTAAGGGCTTTTTTACTCGTTGCCCTCCTCTCACAACATAGACTGATGTTTCTGATACGGCTTCTTCGTCTTCAAATTCATCTTCCCCATCTAGAATATCTAGAAGAGTATCTACATCTAACCAATCACTCATTGGAATTGAGAAATCAATTTTACCGTCTTTCATGGGTGGATTAAGATCAGATAGATCGAAGTATTCTACTTCATCTTCCTCATCATCATCTTCGATAATTACTGCCATCGGAATTTCTTCGTCAACAGTGAAAACTACGACGAGCTCATCATCGTCATTAACGAAGGTAACTACAGCATCTCCCTCATCATCCACGGTAACATCGTCTACTTGAACTTCTTCCGAAATCCCAGCATCCGCTAATAAAGAGACAAGGCCTAGATCATTGTCCGGCCCGTCTTCTTTTAATAATTTTAATAAAGATTTTGAAATCATTACTTTGCAGCCTTTTCTTTTGCAGCTTTTAATTGAGCTTTGAAATCTGATACATACTGTTGAGCTTTAGTGTAAGCATCGTGCATCTTATCTGATTGTGCTCTAAATTTAAGTCTCTCAGCTTTATCTTTAGCAAGTTGTTCTTTAGTTCTACGAACGCCTTTCTTCTTGGCCATTACTTTCCTGCCTTCTTGGCGGTAATCGTAATATTTAGTATAAAGCTTATCTGCTAGTTCTTCTGCCTTATCGATTTTCTTTCTTAAAGCATCTAGACCATCACCAGCTAATTCAGAAATAGGGCCTAATGATTCAACAAAAGTAGTTAAACGTTTTGCTAAAGCTAATCCTTCACTTGCATCTGGTAATTCATCTGCTGCCGCATCTTGCTCATCATCAAATGTTTCTTCATCGTCTTCGTTTTTACGCTTTCTTTTAGCTACGCGAACTTTTTGTAGTCCTTCAATGATTGATTCCATTTTAGATTGAGCATCTATAAGGATCTTCATATCGTCTTCTGAGCATGGGTTAGCGGATGGGTGTTTATCATCCATGATTGCTTCCAGCATTGATTTTGATTCTCTAACAGCAAGCTTTACTTTCTTAGGGTGAATCGCGGCTTCAAGTTGACGAATACGAGTGTGGTAATGCATACCTTCCGTAACTTTCCCATCATTCATTGCCATTTCAACATGACTCAATATATCTTCTAATTGCTCAGAGATATCATCAATATATTTATCGTCGATTTCAACTCCGACTTCCATGCGCTTCATTATTTTTCCAGCCAACTTAAGCTTAGATATAAATAACCTATGATATTTGTCTAAATCTTCAAATACTAATCTTAATCCGCGCCTATCAGCTATCGCATCTTCTGAGAATGTGTATTCATCGTCCATATCTTCAACATCATCGATTGCAGATTCAAGATCGTCTGTTGAATCATCATCTGATTCATTTGCTACACCCTTTCTTTTTAAAAGTTCCTTAAGCTCAGATCTTAATTCTTTTTCTTCTGACGAACTTAGTGAAAGTTTGTATTGGGATTTTACATAAGCTATCGCACCATCAACACCTTTTAAATGTTGAGCCTCGAATTTATCCATCAACTGACCGCCATCAACAATGATAGTGGCAGTATTGTCTCCAGTCTTATCGTTTTTTAATCCAACCATAACTGAATAAAGATTGGCATAAATTTCGGCTGACTCCGATATTACTTTTTTAGTTCCGATACTTAGTTTGCTAAACTTTTCTAATAAACCTTTTGCGTTTCGCATAAACAGACTCTCCCATCTTGTATTTAATGTGTGGATACTTTTCTTTTTGTTCTTCAGTTGGCTCTTCAACATCACCAGTTACTGATGTTTGTTGTGGTGGAGCTTCATTCCCTGTTTCTGTATCATCAGCAAACGGATCTGCGGCATCTCCTTCCATTGAAAGATCATCTTGTCTTTTCTCTGCCGATGGACCACCTTCTGCCTGAGTTCTTAAAGCATCGGATAACCCAATAGTTTTTAAGTTTGATTCAAGGTATTCAGAAACTTTATCCATCACAACCTGCGAAGCAAAAGCAGAATCATCCGCTGCAAGCTCAACAAAGAAGTTCTTAGCATTAGTTAACATCGATAACGTGATATCTGCGTGCTCTAAACGATCAAGGTTATCGATCTCAATTAGAGTATTTAAGAAGTTTACTTCGATATCTTTTTCTTCAAAAGTGATTCCCTTATTAACCAAGTGAATAATAGCTAATTGCTTTAATCCTTCTGCTAGAGACTTTTGAATCTTCTTTAATTTTCTAAGATATTTTGCATATCTTTTTAGAATATCTGATTTATTCCCGCCATCACTCTTGAAAATGATTTCTGAAGGAACTCCGACTGAGTCCAGGATGATGTCTCGCATATCTTTTGTATTTGAGAAAAGATCATCTGCCTCATCACCTTTAAAATCCAGCTTATCTAATCTTCCTTTCTCACCAAAAACAGGAATAACCCTGTTACGGCCGGCAGTTGATAGGATCGCTTCTACGGTGATTTCCCCTAAAGATGGATCAACCATTACTTTCTTATTGATCATCCCCTCAACACGGCGAGAAGCCTCCATACCAGCGTCTAATGAGTAGTTCTCAGGCACAGGTAAACCGATCAAGTTACCTTGAGACAGCTTATTGAGTTTTGTTGCAGGGACTAGTTTTTCAAGAACCTCAAGTTCTTTGATCTTTCCGATAAAAGGGAAGATATAAGACTTACCGACTCTTAAGAATTTTGGGACTTTTTTAACGTATGATCTAAGTAAAGGATTTTGACGGGCAATCATATCGCCTGTTTTATCAAAATTTACCTTAATCCTTTGGCCACCGATAGTGAATTTAACGTAATCAGAAATATGGCGTTTTTTAATAACCCCTGTTAATTCATCAATCGCTAAATAACCTTCGATCTCACCATTTTGAGTAAGTGAAACTACCGTTCCTTGATCGATATTATCGTAAATACCGATAACACCTCTTTGCTCATTGATATCTGTTTCCATAACGTATTCACCATAGGCGCATAAGTCAGGAGTGATGTTTTCAATGATCTGGTCAAGGGATAATTTCTCTTTTAGAAAGTTCAATTCATCTTGAACCTCTAAGTTCTTAGATGAAAATCTAAAGATCTCTTCTGATCCATTTCTAGAACTAAGAGCATCTTCAGTTAATTGAGATAAAATAACATCAACTAAATAGAAATTTCTAACCGTATCTACGGCCTGAATGATTGTTCTTAATCTTTCAGAGGCTTTTTGATAAGCAGCAGAGTATGCGGTTAAAACGAATTGATTATTGAATCCCTTAATAGTCGAATCCAGCTGAGAGTCCATTGCCCTCTCTTTCATAAAATTGGCATATTCGTTAATTAAAGGGACCCCCGAAAATGGGGCTTGAGCATTTGACTTCCTGATGAATCCCTCACGCATATCAGAGATATTCGATGAAAGAATCTTAGGATTTATATTAAAATGACCCATCTTGACGTTATCCTTTTATTTATTTTTTATCGATAGACGGTTTTACACCGATTCTTCTACCATCAAAAATAGTATTATTCATGTTCTTGATTGCTCCCTCTGCCTCTTCAGGAGTTGCAAAAGTAGCAAAGCCAAAGCCTCTAGATCTTCCTGTTTCTTTTTCAGTCACGATGCGAATGGAGATTACTTTCCCATGCTTTTGCAATTCGTGAAATAGAGCGCGCTCAGAAGTTTGATAATTCAAACCGCCGATAAAGATTTTATTTTCCACGGTATTCCCTTTTTTGTTCAATGTTAAAATAGTAAGTCAATCTCAACACTTTTACAAAAGTTTATTTGCAATTGGGAGATGTATTGTCTTTGACCATTTATGGCCATCCTCAATCCAAGTCGTCGAAAGATAGAACGGATGCCCCAGTACTTTCTCTTTTTTCAGGGTTAATCCTGGCTTTGCTTTGATATAATTATCGGCAGGGACTTCGAAACAATATTTTGCATCATCCCCATCCTCAAACCCATAGTCATAAGGAAGCCCAAGATCTTCTACGGAAAAATCTGCCGCATCATTCATTAATTGTAATTTTTCCTCTGGCGAGGAATAGAAGTTTGGCGTAAATGCCATGAATAAATCTTTTGAAGTCATGAAAGTAACAAGGTTAGTTGGCTTAACTCCCGCCTCTACAGACTCGATTACATAGCAGATTTCATCATTGATCTTATAGTCATTGAATACTTTATGGATCCTAAAGAATTTATCCTCTGCTTTCTTTAAAAGCTCGGCCCTTTCTTTATCATTTCCTGGATTGTATTTTAGCTCTGTTATTTCGGTATTGAGCTTAGTTAAAACTTGTTTAATCTTAGTCTCAAGGCCTCTTCCAAAATAAATTGCCCCATGTCTCCCATTTCTAGATGGATTAATGATATTCGATCCATGCCCGTTAGCATCGGTAATGAAGACCATCCCCTTAACAACGAGATCACGATGCACGTAATAATCATCACCTGTGACTTTTTTAATTGCTGATTTTATAGTGAAAGTATGATCGAACCAAGTAATCAAAGGACGAGTGGCCCACAATAACTTGATGATAAGCTTATTGAACTTTATACGCATCTGTAGCTCCGAATTTCAAAGTGGAAGTAGCTACGATTTTAACACTTATTGAGAATATCGCAAAAACCACTAATTCAGCAGATCTCTCACGTCGAATCCAATACTTGTTAGCAGTTTCTTATTGATTGCTAGAGTTGACAGGTTTAAGTAATGGGTTGCTCGCTCATCGTATGTTTTGAATTTTGAAGCATCCAGCGATTCAAGATAAATCAGATCTCTGACTCGTTGTTGCCAACATTCGATTGCCTCGGGTGAAGCTTCTACATAAACTCTAGAACTGATGGGTCCTTCCATGGATATTCCTTTTTATTATTTAAGCCCTTTTATCCAATCTAAGATCTCTTTATTTTTCTCTACAACAGAGTATGAGAAAATTTCCGCGAACCATTCAACTGCACTGGTTTTAGAGTAAGCTGTGGGAATCCAAGGATTAGCTTTATTTTTACCTTTTAGCGAATCTTTATTAAAATACAGTATAGCATCGAGCATACTATCAAAAGTTAAAATTTTATTGGTCTTCTCATTATTTTTTAATAAGTGGAATTTCAGAACCATCTTTCTGGAGTTAAGATTAACACCCCCGACACCAGAAAAAACAAGATCGCCATATTTCTTATCTTTTATTTTATCCCCGACTTTATAATCAGGAATAGAACCTCTGATTTGTTTATTTACTTCTTTTTGATCTTCCATATCAAGGCGCATATTTTTGATAAATTCTTTTCCGATCAATTCTCTAGATAGGGGAGAGAGTCGCTTATAATAATATCTATGCCCAAGCTCATGAGTGAAAGTTAATACGGATTGTTCTTGAGAAGTTTTTATATCAAAAACGCGCATACTATCATCATTAGAAATGTAGTCTGCTAGGGTTCTAGTAGTTGAAGAGTTTTTCTTCGTGGCCAGATAGACTTTTCCATAAGAAATATCTTTAAACCCTGCCTTATTTAACAGCTTTGTTGAATCATCTATTACGGATAATAAAAATTTATGTTTATCTTCGGCGAATCCAATAAGGGTAAAATCCCCATGAGATATTGATGTCTCAGCAGAATCTAAATTTATAAGGTCAGGAAACACGATCTTAATTTGAACATCTGGAATACCTTCTTTGATCAACCAAAGATATAGCTTTTCTTTCTTAATCCACTTTGAATCACTTTTTATTTTTATTTTAGGTAATTTGTTAGCAGGAACGTCGCCACCAGATAGGCTGTGGCGCATATAGAAAGCTTTGGTTTGTGCAACCAATTCATCTTCATAATAGCCATCTAAAAGATATTCAATAGCAGAATTTTTATCATCATTAAAAATCATCATATTCGATGATGCTAAATTTTGATTAGTGGTTAATTCGATTATCCGATACTGCTCTTTATTATTAACTACTACGGCCTTGGTAGTTTCACCTTGATTTAAAACCGTATATCGATCAAAATCAGGATTATTAAAAACCATGCGAGTAGAATGCCTAAGCTTAGAAGCATTTATAACTTCATCTACGGGTATCAATCTAATTAATTCCTCTGCTAATTTCATTACGCTACTCTTTTGAAATTAATGTTCATCCATTCTTCGGATTTCATTTTATGCTTTACCTTATCTGGCATTTCAATATCAATGAAAGTCGTTGGGAATCTATAAAATGGTTTACGAGTATCCCAAACAACCACTACCTGATTCTTCACCGAGAATGAAGATCCATCACTAAAAAGAAATTTTATAATCCCTTCCATGATACCGTCCCTAGAAGACGTTTTTACAATTTTAGAATCTTTTAAATCACCCTTATTAGAAATAATACTTGTGACTTTTTTAATATTCTTAATCGTAAAAGCTTCTTGGATAGCTTTCGCCTCTTTCACGGCCTTTTCTTTTATTTTCTTCTTATAATCTTTTTCTAACCTATCAGATAAGTCAAAGTAAATTCTTCCTGGGTGAGATCTCTTATTAGATTTTTCAGCAGGCGTACCATCCCTTAATAACTTTTGAAGATCAACAATCATTTTTTCTTGTTGATCTTCAATCTCAGCTATTTGTTTAGGAAGCCATTCTTTTAATAATTCTTCATAGATATTTTTTACTTTTTCAGTATCTTCCTTAGAAGAATATCCGGGATCAAAAACAGGCTTAGTCTTAGCATTAGGGTTAGGCTTTCTTCCCTTCTGAACAAATTCTTTTAATTTATTTATTTTTTCCAGAAGATCCGCTATTGGTTTAATCAGCGTCTCAACCATAAACTTTAGGCCTGGATTATTATCTGATCCTATTTTCTTTAGAATCATTCTTGGAGCTTGAACCGCGAGCATATAAATCTTTTCTTCAAAATATGCTAATTCTTCCGGTGTCATTGTGACTTTCTTAATCGCATCTCTTTTCACATCATGAAATAAATCATAACAAAGAGATCCTAATCTAGATTTTATATTTAGAAATTCGGTATTCCAGATCACCTTATTTTCTAAGCCTGCATCCAGATCTTCAATTGCTTTTACAACATACTCTCTAGTCTTAGGCTTATCATCTAAATAGGATAACCAAGGCTCCGAGGCATCTTCTAACAGTTTTAAAATTTGCCTCGATAACATCTTCATTCCTATAATTTAAAGTCTGCAATCGTAGGAATTGCGTTCATAAATTCTGATCTTACAACCGCATCACTCAGATATTTTCCACCCAAAGAAGAAGTTCTTGTTACAGAAGATCCGTCTTTTACTCCTCTTGCTCTTACGCAAAAGTGGACTCCATCAATTACCACGGCCACATCTTCAGTCCCTAAAAGCTCTGCCAAACATTTTTGAACTTGCTCAGTTAGTCTTTCTTGAACTTGAGGTCTTGCCGAAAAGTATTCAACGATTCGATTCATCTTAGATAATCCAATCACCTTTCCATTTGCCTTTGGAATATATGAGATGTGAGCAAAGCCACAAATAGTAATGAAGTGATGTTCGCATAATGAGTTCACGGTAATTTTTGCTTCCGTTACCATCTGAGATCCGAATTTATTTTCAACCATCGTGATCTTAGGGAATCTTGATTCATCTAATCCGTAGCAGATCTCATCCACATACATCTTAGCTACTCTACGAGGAGTATCCATCAAAGAATCATCGGTTAAATCAAGCCCTAATGTTTCCATAATTGCTTTGAAATGTTCTTCGATCTTTGTTTTCTTCTCTTCTCTCGTCAGGCCGTTATCGACCATCGGAGTAGAAGGGATATTTTTTAAATCTTTAAGTTTAATTCCATCCATAAATTAATTACCTTATTTAAGCTACAGAAACCGGCTCAGTAACAAGCGGGATAATTGTTAGCGTATTTTGAATATTTACGTTTCTAGGGTTAAGACCCGCAACGTGAGGGAAAGAGATCTGGTTATAAGCGAATGCTCCCTCTCCTTCTCTGTCCTCTAATAGTAATAGATGCTGATCCGTGAATTTTGCTTTTTACTTGCATGATTAATCTCCTAAATTCCAAGTTTTTATTTCTTTATATTCTGATTGTGAAAATTGTAATCTATCGATGATGCCCGTAAATGAATCTAATGAATCATTTGTATAATGAGGATTGAAGTCAGTAAACTTAGAGCCATTATAAGGCGCTAGAAGCTCTCTGAGCTTGATTAAAAAGACGTTCTTATCCTTAGCCTCTAAAACCCTTACATCATTCTCAGGGCCGAACATAGAAACTTTATCAAAAACAGCTTCAAACTCTTTTGGTTTATTCTCTTCCATATATGAATCGATTAGAGAGATAATTTCTTGAACCTTATCTTCCTCTATTTTACCGAAATACATTAGAGTAACATGATCATTAGCAAGATCGGGTTTACCCTCAAAGCCAAAAACAACATAAGAAGAATCTAGATCTTCATTAACTAATTTTTTTAGTTCTTGAGCTAATTTCATTCTTCTACCTTTGTTCCGTTAAGCGTGTCTTTATTTTTAGAAATATAAGATAGCATTTTCCTATCTAATACTGGCAATAGTTTTGAAGTCGCATCGATTCTATCGGTAGCTATTCCTCTCATATAATCATTACATTCATATTTGAAAATAGAATCTTTACTCCATGCCACCGTTACGGATGATTTGGAACAACTGATTATTGTAGGAAATTTGGTAGCTTCTGCTAAGACTAGTAATAGGTGATTCGCTAATTTCATACACCAACTCTTTGACCATAAACTCTGATATGCAGTCTATCAGTATATTTCCAGTGGTGTTTTTTACAAATATCCCAGATCCATTCTGCCTTTTCATCAAATTGTTCTTTAGCAACACCTTGAGGCATTAACCAAATTTTTTCTGAAATATCGATACCCGTTAATTTCCAAAGCTCTCCTTTAATATCTAAGATTTCTTCGACTTCTTCCTCATTATTAACCACGAACTTAAATTGATAATCGTGATTAACAATAAACTTAGATAAAGCTCCGAGATTGATTCTTTGCTTATCATGAATTTGTCCGCGCTCAGGATTAGAAGATGATGATTTTAATTTAGGGGATAATGAAATGAAATCTGCTTGATTTTCTCTATAAATAGTTCCATTTGTTTCAACGGTTACATATTTATTATTAAGTCTTAATTCTTTAATTAGCTCTGAAACATTAGCTTGAAAAAATGGTTCTCCACCAGAAACAACCACATGATAATTTTTATCAGACACTTCTTTTATAATCTGATCAATTTCTACATCATTTTTTTCAGGTTCAAACGAGGTATATGGTGTATCGCATCTAGTTGAACTGCCATCTTTATTCCTCCACTCACAACGTAAATTGCAGAGTGATAAACGTACGAACGTACATGGATAACCCATATACTTTCCTTCACCTTGGAGAGTGTGAAAAATTCTTTCGTTTGCGAGTACTATTGTGTTCCCGGACATTTATTACCTATGTGTAAAATTTACACTTTTTGCTAGTTTCGTGTTATTCCTTATTTATATAAATGCGAAATCTTGGTATTATGATCTCCATTGCCATCCCTTTTCTCTATCTGCACTCCGACACAGCCCCAATTTGATCCACTAACGTCGATGAGCGTAATTGAGTAGTGTGGGCCATACTCTTCATCACCAAACCTGACTCTGATATGCGAAGTACCATCACCACCAAACTTAGACTGAAACTTATTAAACATTTTTATAAATTCTTTCTTTATAGCTTTAGTTGTTTCTATATCGACATTTCTGCCTATTTTAACACCCGTCGAAACGAATCTTGGAAAACGGTCTCTAACTACTTCATTAGACATATATTCAATCATCCCCGAATGTTGAGATATAAATTTAGATGTATCGGGTGCAGATGGACTAGAGCTATTTCCTGCTATGCTTCCCTGATATTTTTCAACTAAACCATGAGATACTTTAGCTAACGAGTCTAATATTTTTGATACTTCCTTTTTAGCTACTTCGGGTTTGAAGAATGTGGAATCTTCCCCTAATAACTTTAGTACATTCTCTGATAAATTCATTTTTTTCCTTTTTTATTTCCTTCATCCTAGAGAATGTGAAAAATTCTTTCGTTTGAAAGTATGAGTTTCCCCATCGGATACAATCTAGAGGTTAAAATTACTTTCTTTGAACTTAACCTCAATTATTCCAGCTCGCGGGTTATATTTCAATGAAATAATTTTGATTGTGAAGAAAATGTCTTCTGATCCTTCAGATTCACCACCTTCTTTTTTGAAGTCAGTAGAGCTTTGAAGTTCATAAGAATTTCCAATCAATCCTGAAAAAACAGTCGCATAGTCCGATTCTTTAACGTCTTTAGTATTAATTTGCTTATCAAAATTATCTAAGAACTGAGATAATAAATCGTATGGAGATAGAATTTTAATTGAATGGATTACGGGTTCTTTTGAGATCTTTTTACCCCTAGAGTCCAAAATAGTCTCACCAAGATCTGCCGTGAATACTTCATCCGGCCAGTCTCTAGTAAATTCTGCACACTCAATTTCTAATTCACCGAGAACTTCTTTGGTTAAAGAAGATAGTTTTTCAGCATCCTCTCTTAATAGGCGATCAAGACTCTCAATCAATTTATCATCGATGCCTCTAACTTTTGTATGCTCAAACTCGTGCATTTTTTCAATTGCCTCTCTTGCATCTAAATCTAGCTCGATACAATTCATCTTTTCTTTATCAGCATTTCTCAAAGCTGCAAGCCATCTATGGTGTCCGTCTAGAACATATCCATCTTTAGATGTGAAAATAGGATTCTTGAATGTTCCGCCATCTGACCAAATTTTATCTGCCTTAGCAGGATCTAATTCAGCTTGAGAAGGTTTTAATTCATGTGCTTCTTTTTGAACTTCAGAAGTATTGCACCCAATTTCTTTTAGATAATCTAAGAATGGTTCAATATGCTCAGAATCGATCTGAGGCATCTCATCACGAGGAATACCTAGAGATCCCTCAAGCGTGATGAATTCTTCTGATAATAGACCTTTGATGTCGTTAACTAAACTCATGCTGTTTCCTTAATAATATCGTGATAAATTTTAATTGCCCCATCTAGAGAATCTGAATAACCTTCGATCAAGACTGTAAGTGACTTGGCTAATTTCATTAGTCTAGCAGAGGTTGTAAATCAACCGTCTGTCCTTTTAAAGAGTGGAAGCAATCATCTAGGAATTGGATTTTCCCATCCCTAATATATGAATGGCATCTCATTTTTGTAAAATTATCTTGCCCTGTAAGATAACTGGGCGTGAGGGTAGGCTTAATAAGATCATAGTTAAAATGCCATGTTTTCTCATCAAATGCATGACCATATTGGCATCCCGGACAATGGAACATATATCTCTGAACATCTTCTGGCTTATCCTTTTGAATCGGCAAACATACCGATAGATTTTTCTCACTCATTTTAATACTTCCGGATTTTTTACGTTATCCATACCAGCATACTTGTTAACGAATTTTTTAAGCTTATCTGGATCTCCCTTGATTGAAATCTCAACCTCGGCACCGTCTTCACCCTCCGTTCCCAAAACTTTAAATTTTAAAAAAGACAGATTGAATGGTTTTATTTCCTTAATGATCTGCTTCCTAATTGCCTCATCGTTATAAGAATCGGAAGCATCGGGATCGATGGTTAGGACATCTGTATAAACCAATGTGGCGGATTCAAATAAGCTTAAAACTTCTTCTGCTAATTTCATTTCAATTCCTTCATCCAGTATAAACAGTCTGGATCTGCATACGAATATTGGGGAATATAAAGATAAAACCCCGCCTTCTGTAAGTTACGATTCGATGTAATATTATCCATCTTAGTGTAGGTGAGAACTTTAGTAAAACCATTTCTCCGGCAAAAAGACTCTCTTACCTTTATCAAACGCATATGTAGCCCACAACCGCGAGCTTCCCTTAACAATCCTGCCCTTGCCAAAAAACCATATTTTCCATCCCATATTGATACCATGCAAAATCCTACGGGCTTCTTATCCAACCACACAACCCATGACTCTGCTTTTGGATTCGAATACCACTCATCGGTAGGGAACGTTTCTAAATGTAGCTTTTTAACTAATTCTATGTCGTGGCATCTCCTGATACTAAATTTCTTTTCGCTCATATCGTTCCTTCCTCTCGTACAGAACTCCATCGATCTCGCACCAATCGTTATGTGTGTGATGAATACGCTGAATGGCCTGTCTTTGTTCTGTATTGATTACTGCTTCTAGAAATCCGGTGTTCCATTTAGAAACTTTATATAGATATTCTGCATCCCGAACGTGAGCAGCTGGAGTCTGAGTCCATGAAGTTACTCCCGTATGCATATTGAATCCGCTTTCTAACGAGGCCGAATGATGATGCCCATTTGTTCCCGTATATGATTTTTGTAAAACTGCATCTGGCTCATGAGAAACACAAAACGTATCGAAATAGATTTTATGATTTTGCTTCATGATGTTCGCGATATCAGTTTTTGTAAAAGCAGTTAAATCAAATTTAGAAACCCAATTGATCTGGAACTCATCTAATCCAAATACTTTTGAAAAAGTGATTCCCATTACATCAGATAATAAAATTCTTAAATTCGGAGTAGCATCTGCAAGATACTTGATCAATCTGAACTCATGATTTCCCATAATGAAATCGATCTGAGCATCAGGACAGGCATCTCTAAGAGCTTTAAAGACTCTTTTATGAATGAACTCGAACCTTTCCTTGATCTTTATATGCCTTGGATCTTGAGTGTATCTAGAGAACTCATATAGATCAAAAATATCCCCATTCAATACGATGATGTCAGGTTGTTTCCTTTTACATTCTGCTATGAAAACTTCTAATGTAAATTCTTCGCATTCAATATCATGAATGTCTGAGATAACCATGATTCTTTTTAGCTTAGAAGATTGATGAACTTTCTCAAATTTTCTATAAAAAGGCGCTACATGGGTTTCATAATATTTAGAGTAATGATCAGCGGAAGCGTGCTTTGCAATCTCTCTTTCTAATTTATGTTGAGTTCTCGATAACTCTAAACCGGCACATCTTCTAAATTCCTGGAATGTTCCAAAGAATTGGTTCCAAGTAGCATCCGAAAATGTTCCTGAGTCTCTATAAAAGTTTCTTGTAATATGCTTTAAGGGATTTCTTTTTTGTAATTGTCTAAGATCTTCTATGCACTCGTCTTTAGTTGCATTAACGCAGAATTTCTTAGATCTCTCCGAGAGCAAAGCTCGCGCAGATGTAGGTAGTGATCTGATGTATTCCGCTTCTGCCTCTTTTACAAAATTATGAAAAGAACCAAAGATCCTATAGATTGCTCTACGGGGAACTTTTGAGCCATTAACTACTTCTTCTCTTTGAGCAATGTAGCTAGGGTCTGCTTTCTTTTTTTCAATGTAATATTTGAGAGCTATCTTTCGGAATTGAGAATCGTCGGTCTTAGACTTTGTATTAGTCTCGGCCATCACTTACCTTCCTTGGTATCAATTAAAAAGATACTAGAAGTGTAACATGGACCGAGATTTTATCAAAAACTGCGCTGATTACTCTAGCTTAGCTATTGCACTGTTTTTATTATGCTCAAAAAACTCAAGCTGAATAGCCTTGACTCTCCCGCCGGTTTCTTTTTGAATAAACTCATTTACTTTAAGTAAAAGAAATTCAGCGAATCTCTCACATCCAACATCAGGAACAACTCTTAATTGCAGAACACCCTGTTTATCAAGTTCTCTGAATGTTGGCAGGGCCGGATCATCCTCAGACATAATTACGGTATGGTCTAGAAGCCATTTGAAGAAATCCATAGGAGACTTACCATCAATTTTATGAATAGCCCTTTTCATAATTCCAAAATCTGCAACCCAATTTCTATGATCTAGTTCACCCTCAAACCAGACTTTAAAACTGACCCCGTATCCATGAAGTCTAGAACAATGTGTATCGGTTGCCCGCCACTGTCTAAAACAAGTTGAAAAGCCATCATAAACTTTAGTTGAGGTATACTTTTTTGACATTAAATAATCCTGGAATAGGTTTACTCCATTGTAGATTACAGAATAGGTGATTACAAATAAAAACTGGGATGATAAAGATCAGCTCTACCATCCCATAAAGATTAAGAAGCTTGCTGTTCTTGGGTCTGGAATAATTGCGGAACAAATTTATAAAGAGAATCGAAATCTACATCTTCAACGCCATTTAGCTTATAAAGATTTCTAATTGCTACAAGCTTTGCTTTTACTGTCCCTTGAGCCTTTGGTTTATTGTTTGGATATCCTTCTTTTAATTCTCTCAAAAACGCCTTGATCGTTTCTTCATTCTTAGGTAGGGGTACCTTTTTTCTTTCTTTATTAAAATTCAGAAAAAGAGTCGTTGCCTGACGATAGTAATTGTTTGTCTCGTGCATTTTAACTTCAGTAACAGTAACCATAACTTTTTGCTCCTTCGTTAGCAGATGTTATTGCGTGTGTTGATATTTGAATTTTGAGAAATTATTGATCAGATCGAAGGCGTTCTTCAACTCAAATAAACTATCATTTAGGTATGATATTATATGATTCACGGACTAAATTTATGAATAATTCGATTGATTAACAGATTTTGATTAGTTAAGAAAAGTGAAAGAAAAAGGGCCGTTGCCAGCCCTTGAATTAGTTTTTTAAGCAGCGAATTTTTTGAAAAACTTACTGTCGAATTCTGTCTCGAAGTCTAGAAGATCTTCTTTGTGATTAAGCTCATAATGCCATTTAATCGCGTTTAATTTGATCTTTAGGGTTTGAGGCTTACGAGGCTTCTCATAAGAGGGATAACCCTTAGAGAGATCTTTTAAATAGGTCTTAATAGACTTGGGATCTTTCGTTAATGGGTTGACCTTTTTCACCTTACACCAAGCTAGATAATCTCTAAAGAACTTAGCGTAAGATTCAGATTTAGTGAATACGATCTTCTTAGGACTAGACATAAGGGCCTCCTTTTTTATTCGCTATCTCTTTTATAGTCCCGAATCAGGAAGGAGGCACCGTACATCAAACTAGCAATTATTTAATTTTAACATAAGTGAAGGAATATTAATCATAGCCGTAGGTTCCCTTATGGTACTCATAACAAAGGGTTATACCCAAGACTCTTAAATTCTAAACCGCGGATGGCACAGATTTCCATGCCATCTGATATAATTTAAAAAATTAAATTTCACCCGATTCTTTCAATTCTGCTTCGAGTTTTTGAAAATCAGAATAGAATTCCTCCGATGTTCTTCCGTCAGTATAAACGGTAGGATCATCTACACCGGCTTCAATGAAGGCGGCTCTACGTTCGATACAAGTTCCACATTTTGAACAATGTTCTGACCCCCCAACATAGCAACTATATGTTTTATTCCAATCTACCGCTAATCTAGATCCTAGAAGAGCAATTTGAGCTTTGGTCATATGTTGAAAAGGTGAAATGATATTTACATTTAGATCAGTTCCGTATGCGGTTGCCTCATTCATCGCCGAGATAAAGGTAGAGCGGCAATCTTTGTAAATGGCGTGATCTCCACTATGATTTCCAATGGCGATCTCCCCCGCTCCAAATGATTCTGCAATCCCTGCGGCGATAGCTAACATGATCCCGTTTCTAAATGGAACCACCGTTTTCTTCATATTAGATTCGGCGTAATGCCCCTCAGGTATTTCACCACCTGATTTAAGAAGATCTGACTTGAGATGAGCCGCCACACTTGAAATATCAATTCTTGCATGCTCTACACCTAAGAATTTAGTCGTTTCAGCCGCACGCTTGAATTCCTCATCATTATGTTTTGATTGATAATCGAATGAGATCGCCTTTACATTACTTGCGCCATAATCAGCACATAATTTATAAAGAGCTACCGTTGAATCCATCCCGCCAGAGTAGATAAGTACTACCTTACCATTTCTCATAAACCCCTCCTATTTGAGTTTCTTCTTTTTATTAACTTCATTCCAATAAGCCCAGGATTCCAGCATCAATCTAACCTGCCATTTTGAGGCACAGGCCAGGAAGAAATTGACTCCAAGCTTATCCATGATATCGATCTGGTATTTTGCCCACGATCTGCAAGTTAAAAGTTCTAGGGCGTAATCGCCTCTACCAGAATTTTTCCATTGATCAGCTTGAGCGAGTCTCTTAGGGTCGATCCCATAAGACTTAATGAGTTTTAAAATATGTTCTGGTGGTTTGGTTGCGAAGTCTTGCTTCCCTACCTGATACCATTTTCCGTTCTTATCATATAACTTAACCGATGCGAATCTAACCGCCGCGGCCCATGAACTTGAATCACACATATAAGGTTTATAATGAGCAAGATGTTCTTTAGAGTTGAATCCAAGCCAGTGAACTTTTCTATCACCAACGTGCTCCATGATCCCTTTAACGAAAGCCTTATTCCCTTGAGTACCAACTAATCCACCGATCCCAACTACATCAGAAGTCTTATAATATTCTTCTAACATTTCTGGTGATTCACCACGAGTAAATACTGGAAGCGGTTTTAATCCTGCCTTCAGCATCTTTACATAATTCTCATGAGAGCCTTCAGGATCTCCAATCTTATCTAGATTGAAATATCTCCAAGGCTTAAAAGGAAGGGATTTAATAAAGGCGATATAATCTTCAACCTTTAATTCCTTACCAGCTTTCCATGCAGTGAATGCTCCCGAGTCTAATAAGAAAGTAATGTTCTTTTGATTCTCTTTTAGAAACTCAATTACATCTTTACTCATGTAAGGCCAGGCGATTAATATTCTGAGTTTTGCTTCTTCTTTCATTTAATTTTTGCCTTATCAGAATACTTAGAATCGCCGATTGCCTTGCTGATTAGAGCAAAGATTTCAGATCTTAATTCTTGAGGACAATCAACTTTAATCGTTGTGATGATCCCATTCAAGTTAGTTTCAGTCTTCTCTAGTTTTTCAATATCAGAATGCCAAACACCATCGTCAGCGTCTTCCTCAGCATCATCTTCGATATCCATAAGATCATCGAATCTAAGATCGGCGAAATCTAATTCATCCATACCATCTTTAATTTCTTCTAAGAGAGAATCTACATCAGCTGTAAATCGACCCATTAGAGATTGAGAGTTAGCCGCAACGTTTGCTGCCTTTTCATCTAATTCAGACCACTCAACGGCTCTCATAGTGAATGAGGTATCTTCACCATCAGTTAGAATATTGTAGAGATCTTTTGAAACTTCTTTAAAAGTAAGAGTATCTTTCCCATACATCTCACAGAGCTGTTCCCATCTGTGGTGGCCGGTAACGATATTTCCAGATAGGCGATTCCAAGTGATACCTGAGATATCAGCAAACTTAGTCATTGAAGACTTCAATGCTCTCTTATTTGATTCATCGAACTCGCGTGGATTATATGAAGCTGGAATTAGAGCGTCAGGAGTAGGATCAACTCGTCTGCGCATAACAACTTTCTTTGCAGGGACCTTTTTATTTGAGGTCGCTTTTTTCTTAGCTGACATAGACTTTCCTTGATTGATTGTACTTAAAATACTAGTTTAGAGTCTGTTATTTTTCAATCTTAATCCCAAGCTTTTCCAGCTTTTCTTTTGCCCAGTGATATTTAACTCTTAAGTTAGCAAGTTCACTTGATGCCCTAGCATTTAATTGATGATTGGTTGCTTCGTGTGGTTCAAAATTATGAAGCTTCTTTGCTCTTTTAATAATTCTAACTCGCTCTTCCATTGCCGGATCTTCCCATGATTCATAAGTGATGTGACAAGATCTCTGCTGAACATATCTCACGGAAGATAAATTATTTTCTATTTCGATCAACTTTAATTTATCCGGATTATCGGTTATACGCTGTAGCAGCTCATCTCGGTGAGATCCGTAGTAGAACCACTGTCTTCTGCGTTTCCAAAACTGCCCCACATGAACAACGGCCACACCATACGGCGTAGTTAGATTTTGTTGAAGAGCGAACTCTGCAAGCTCAGGTGGAACTGCGAAATAGAAATAATTTGGAACGTGTTTTGCTTGAGTTGTAGTTAGATATTTGGTTTGGTATTTTCTATGTTTAGGTTTTTTAAAATCTGCTTTTAAATCCGCCTTAGATACCTTCACTTCAAATTCATAAAGTTCTTTTTTCTTTATCGCCAACACATCACTAGAAAATTCCCCTGCCTCGGTCGCAACTTGTTTAGCCCCTTTAGCAAAGCGGAGATAAGAAACTAATGCCGTTTTTATAAATGATGAACTCATACTATTTTAATATCGTCTTTGTAATATTTCTTAGAGACATATTTTTTAATATCCTCTTTTACTTCATCACAGATTTCTCCAGGACAAATAATTTTGAATGAATCAACAACTACCTTAACTTCCCCAGGAGGTTCTGTCGTAGCTTCTTTTAATTTTCTTATTTTTGCTTCTGAGTCTGTTTGAATTTTTTCTCTTACCGATTCATCATCTAAATCTAGATCATCGTCTAGTGCTGAAGTATCGATTGATAATTCTTCGAATCTTAAATCTTCTAAATTTATATCTAATTCATTATCATCGAATAATTCATCTAAGATACCTTGCAATCCAGATGTGAACTCTCCCATTAGAAGATCAGAATTTGCAGCAATGTTTGCCGCCTTTTCTTTACTCAACGGCCACTTAACTGTTCTAAGAATAAACCCCGTGGCTTTTTTCTTAGCATCGATTGAGAAAATATCTGGTGCTACTTCTCTAAGAGATAAGTTTTTCTCATCGTGGATCTGGCAAAGTTCATCCCATCTATGATTTCCAGAAACTAAGTTTCCGGTTGTAGTGTTTACAACTATACCTGAAATATCATTAAAAGATTCTAGAGATTTTCTCAGAGCAACTCTTGCATCACGAGACATTACCCTAGGATTGTAGCTACTTTTTCGGATCTTTTTAATATCCATATTACTTCCAAAGTTTATTATTTAGTATTAGCCAAATATGTGGTTGTTGTAAGTCGTATTTTTCCATTAATTCTTGTTGGGCCAGATTTCTTTTTCTGGTTCTTATCTTCAATGGCAATAGAACTTTTCTTATTTCTTCTGCGATTGACCTTGTGATCTTAGCCGTCCCATTATTTTCACCTTGAGATCCAGTTTTTAAAACATGAATTTTATGATGCTCGTTTTCCTTATATGAGCACCACTCAAGATTAGAATAGTGATTATTAGCTTTATTACCGTCCTTATGATTGATCGTATTTTTATCATCCGGCGGCTCACCTAAAAACGCAATACCAACCATGCGGTGGACTAGAACGGAGAATTGCTCTTTATTAATTAGTAGTTGAACTCTCTTATATCCCTTGGGATCTGTTTGTTGCTTTTTTACTTTACCCGTATGAATCGAAACAACTTCACCACACTCATTAACTAGATATCCATCGAATAATCGCGAAGCTCTATAACCCAGAGTTTTAAATTTCTTCAAATTATTTACTTTGAATTTTTTATGTGCATCTGAACTATATTGATTCCTAGCTGTCATTTTTTAATATCCATGTTTGAAGCCCTTAATTTTTCTTTCTATAGCAACCCTACGATTATTATAGCTGATCGTTTTTGATTTCAGATTCAAAGTTCTTTCCCATTTTCCACAGGGAAGCTGTCTGAACCAGTTAGGATAAAAAGCAGTTAACGGAGTATTAAATTCCCAATCATATAAAACAACAACATTCACACCTTGAATGACCACGGGATGAAAAGATTTACCATCCTCTTCCGAGATCATAATTGGTGGTGCTTCGTAGCTTTCAATCAATTCCATGAGATCAGGAAAGTCGCTATGCTTAAAAACAATTGCGAATCTCTCCATCATTCTTATGATGAAATGTTGCTGCTTTTTATGTCTGGCCGTTTTACATACTTCAGACATAAATCCTTTTAGCTATTAATCGGTTCCAATGTTGTAATTGGTTTATTTGTTGCGCCAGACTTTTCATGAATAATTTTTCCATCTTCTTTTAAAAATAATGGATAAGGGTATGCGCCCATATTCATAAATTTTGTAAGTGCTTCTGATCTATCATTCGTTTTGAATAATTCATTTTGCTTTGACTCAATAGTATAAGTCTTTGGGATAATCTCATTTAAGTTTCTCAACCTTCCTCCTCGTGACCGCACCAATAACAGATGTCGAAGTCACCTTCATTTTTCTTTGTTCTCTCAAAATTGTTTCCACAAAGTCTGCAATCGAAAGTTGGTGAGTAGGGTTTATAAACGGGGATTGATTTCTCAGGTATAGAATCGCCCGCTTGCAAAAATAGATCTTCCATAAAAACTCCTTTTTTTATAAAAAGTATATGGAATCAATTCAACTTATTCAACTCATCTTCATCAACCATTTGCATAAAATGTGAAACTACATTTTCAACACTTCCAACATTCGGATTTTGCGCTAGGACTCTCATGGCGAGTTTCATAATTAGTTTTTCATGATACTCGTGCATTACTTTATAATCTTCTATCGTTACTTCTTTTGGCGGTTCTTGGGACTCTACGACCTCGCGATACATGGGTCTTTTTTGAGGCTCATGACTATCTCTTTGAAACTGGAATTGTTTACCATGAAAATTAATAGTCATAGGCCATCTCGGGGCCATGTGATTACCGATATCACATGGTATAGTTACATCGATTACTGCCGCTAAATTATCAGCGAATAATAATGCCGCTTTTCTTTTTACTACGGGCATACCGTTTCTATATTCTTCCATATTAAAATCCTAATTTACCATGCCAAGATGATGGATCATTCTGAGCTGCAATTCTATCCAGATCCCATCCCATTAATTCAGCAACTGCCTCATCAACAACAAGATCAACTTTCGCTGTCTCATCAACTTGATTAGCGAGATCCTGAAGCCATTTAGGGCCAGAAGAATCTTTTAATAAGAACTGCACTGTACTATCAACCATATCGTCATGCTTACCAAAAGGGAATGCTTTAAATTGTTCTACAAATAAATTTAAGATAGTTGGAACCCATGAATAGCGTTCTCTATTTTTTGCATAATAAGGATCTGGTAGGTGAATATTCTTTGCTTCAAATACCGGAGAAACTGCCTCGGCTCTCGCTACCTTAGAATCTGTCGGAGTATATTTTAATACTCGGGGGATCTTAGATTCGATTACGTTTAGAATCGCTGGACCGTTGGCTTTATTTTCAATAATAGTTCCTCTTAGATTAGGGAACATCATATTAACTTTTAAAATTTCTTTTAAGGTATTGGTGAAAGATAATCTTTCATTCACAACATGGATAAGATATTTATCAACGCCCTTAATACCCCATACAGTACAGGCCACGAAATCGGAGCCAGCAGAATCATTGAATGTGCAGTCCCACGAAGCCATGGTGTATTCAAATTCTGGAAGCTCTTTGTAATATTGGAACCACTGAGACTTGAATGTTGTTCCGTCTCCTGGAGATGGTTTCTGTTGGAATAAAGAAGCCCAAACTTTTGAACCAACTGAAGCTTTTGTTCTGTTGATATTTTTTTGATTATATTTTTCAGGCCATAATAAATCACCTTCCGATCTAGGATCTAGCGGGTGAGTATAAGCATCCTCTGATTCAAAGATCTCTGGAAGTGAAATAACTTCCCATTGATCTGCCTCGGGATTCGCTTCTGCCTCTTTTAATAATCTTCCTGCAAGATCATCTTCTGCCCATCTTGTAAGAACGATAATTACTTTTCCTTCAGTAGAAAGACGAGTATATAAAGTTGATGTGTACCAATCATATACGGCTTGTTTACGAACCGGAGACATTGCTTCTTTCCAGTCTTTGATAGGGTCGTCGATAATCGCTAAATCGGCTCCCATCCCTGTAATAGCTCCACCAACACCGGCAGATCTATAAGCACCTTTTCTACCTACAACCTCAAACTTATCTGAAGTTCTGATATAAGATCCAGATGCCATATTCTTAACGTTTCTAGAGTTCAAATATGTATTTGGGAAAACTAATTTATATTCATTTGCATCGATAATTCTTTGAGTATCTCTGTTCATAGCAGAAGCTAAATCTGCCCCGTATGAAGTTGCGATAATTTGAAGATCTGGATTCAACCCTAAAGCATAGGCTGGAAGTCGTCTTGAAATAATTTCTGATTTACCTCTTCTTGGAGCAACGAAAACCATCAATCTTTTTCTAGTAGGATCTTTTAGAAAATCATCAACCTCAGAACAAATAAGTTCATGATGCCAATTTACTTCATATTCTGGTTTTGTGAATTTAGTAAATTCTAGAAGACTTGTCTTAGCCAACTTTATAGATTGTTCTAAATCCTTCTGCTGTTTAGTTACAGTAGGATTCTTGAAAAAAGATAATAGCTCTGCTGCTTTATTAGCTCTGCTCATCCGCTATCTTCCTGATGGCCGCGATTTCCTCGGGCGAAAATTCATCCATTATGGATTGAATACTTCCAGACATTAATTGCATTGGAGTTCCATCTGGACCCGTATGCTCAATACCCTGTTTAGATTTACCAAAAGCTCTATCAGCATAATATTTTTCCATATCATGCGCTTCTTCTGATTTACCGATTGATTTAGCTAATCCCTTTACGATCTGAGCTTCTAAGATAGAAAGCTTTGATGCGTTCTGAGCTATTTCCTTAAACTTATCCGGCCTCATTAAAAGATAATGAAGAATAATATTCGAATAATGCTTATTGGTTAATTTGGTCGTATAGGTCGGAAGCTGATTGAACCTTTCTAAAGGAGTCAATTCATAAAGAGGATCTAATGGAGGTAATACCTTTCCCGTTAATGGCTCAAGAGGAATAGTTTTTACCCGAGGTTGAGTTACTTCAACTTCTACATCTTCTTTATTCGATGGTTTTCTACTGAATTTTTTTGCCATAAAATTACCTATAGAATCAATTTAGGGGGATTGAGAATTTTCTTCTCTTCACCCATAAAAATATCCGGTTTCTTTTCTACGACAGCTTCTTGAGGGACTCTAAATCCAATTCTGAAAAAGGATCTGACATCCATCGATTGAACACAACCCATGATGTAGGCTAGGAAAATATCAGTTTTTAAATCGCTGATCTGAGAATCAGTCATTGTCGTAATTTCTTGAGATAAGAATCCATCATAACACGCTTCGAAATCTTTTTTCAAATTCTCAAAATTTACCGCTACAACCGGATTAGACATTACTTGCGCCAGAGTTTCCTCGACGTAAACGTGCTCGCGTACTTTCATTTTAAATACCCCTATGACTTGACTTGTAATTAAAGTGTGCCTTAATTATAGACCCGCGTAAAGTCAAAATAGTATTTTTCGGGTTCGGGGATAGCTCCCGAGGTCGATGGAGAGGCGATTAGAGCCGTTTTGCCGGGGTTTTTATTTGGAAGAATGGATTTATCGGTATTTTTAAGAAGATGGGGAAATCAGGTATTATCGCTTGGCAGAACCCCCCCTACCATTTATATCGATAGGGGGCTTAAAGTATCTTAATGGTGCATATTTCTTAGAAAATCTCTTAGTGGGTTTCTTGCTGGCTCTGCCTTTAAGATAACATCAGAGTGAAGTTCAAGATTTGTTTCTTTTGCTACAACGCCTCTTTTCACTAAAACTTCAGTTACTTCAGTCCAGAAAGAATCTTCCTGAGCCGATAAAGCATTTGCTGCAACTTTTACTTTTTCCGCTGCTTCTGCCATTACTGTATTAGCGTGTTCTCTCGCTGCCATGAACTTATCATAAGCTGGCTTTAATTCAGGATCTTGGGATGCGATCACAATACCCCTAGATTCCGTATTTAAACGGTGTAGTTGTGGCTCATCATTTTCTACTTCGTCAGATGGTGTTTCAAAATTCTCAGACATATTTACCTCCATTATTTTAATTCGCGAGAAAATACTACGCGATTACAGATTTCACTATTTCTTTTGCCGATTGCCTTCATTGCTGAACCAACGGCTCTGCAACCCGTTTGAAAAACTTCTGCGATCTGTTTATAAGAAAAAACAGTTCCCGGGTTTTGAACTAAGTGAAGTTCGATCTTTTGATTCAATTTCATTTTTCTCTCCTTTTTAAATAAAGCACGTTATTGGGGTTCGGATTCTTAGGGCATTTTGATTCTAATTCGCCTTCCGCTTGATTACATAATCCACAAAGATAAAGAACGCACAGAAAACAAGTTCCAGAACATTGCTCATCTTTACATTCTCTAGGTCGATGGCCTGTCTTTATTGAAAATTCAGATAGGCTATTCTGGTTGAGCATCTATGAACTCCTGATAAGTATCAAATACCGGTGCGCTCATTTTTAATTTCGTTCTATCGTAATATCTCAATCGTTCAGCAATTCTCATCATCTGATTAGGCTCGTTATTCTTCTCAAGCAAAATAAGAGCTCCGGCGCAATGTTGTCTATTTCTATCATCTAATTCAGTTGTTTTATGGCAAGTGAAAGTCTTTTGATTTTCTGTAATCTCATGAATGATCTCTTCTGCCCTATCTTGTTTTAGATAAGGAACTACATCGGTTCTATACGGGCAATCCTTACATGGATGAGTTAGATCAAACTTCATTAATCTGTTACCTCTGTCGGATTCTTAGCCTGCTCGCTTGCCCATTTCATTAGATCCATCACTGAAGTCTTAGATGGGAGCTGCTGAGTATGTCTCATAAAATCAGCGGCCAGTTGATCAAGACTTCTATGAAGTTGAATATGGATATCTTTGTGGGTTAAATCTTTTTTCTTCTTAGGTTTTGGTAATGGTATTCTCTTAAACGTAGAGGCAACTATTTTATATGCCCTATCAACATCATCACCACGCTCGATAATACTTTCATACATCAATCTATCGATGATTCCTTCGACCTGTCTTTTAGATATTTTTTTAGTCATTTAAAACCACATTAAAAAAGTTTGAGGAACATAGAACCATCTATCAATTTTTTTACCATCTTTCACTTCCGGCCAATTGGCCTGGAGTTTATTGGTATCTGTATATCTTGTTTCAATTGGTGATATAGAAAGAGTTGATACATAGAGATGATGCTTAATAGATCTCACATCTAAGAAATTTCTTTCATCTAAATAAATGAATTTTTCTGATTCGTGATTTAACTTAAAAAATTGAGCTACGAAACTTGCTGGATAAAACTTATCCGATACCCCGATCTGAATTAGATCACGAGGGGCTACTTTCTTACCCTTTAATTGCTTCAAATAAGTTTGATAAAAATCTTCTGATTTTCTAACTTCACTCATGCGAATACAGATCCGAAAATTTCAGCTAGTTTTTCTTTAAATGTTTTAGGCTTAACCGTTGCTTTGAATAGCTCTAAAGAAATCTTATATTCCGGTTGAGGGGCGATAAAAACGTAATAATCTTCTGGATCTACATTATCTAAAAATCCCGGCAATAATTCCATGCTTCCTCCCTATAAATAGATAACTCAATCTATCCATTCAGGGGGCATTTATCAACTGGCTATGAAAGAATGAGCATCCCTCTAACCGTTTAAAACCAGTAGATTTTTAGATAATTTATAAGACTGATTCTTCGATCAGATAGCGAGTTCTCATATCATCGATAGTTATCGTATCATGGGGGACCGTCAATTTCTTAGGGTCATAGGTCTTGAAAAAATAGGTGGTGGTTTCTTTGAGCATCAACTCAACTTCACCAAATAGAATGGCGAATTTTTGTTCTTTAGGCACATCGGTATCTTGAGAGATATCTTTCAGATGTTTATAAATGGCCTCTAAAGCTTGAGTCTGCCCCATATTCGTCGCCATATCTACGGTTTCATAAATCTTCTTATGAGAGAATTTTTTTCTATCATCAGGATTTACTTTTATGAAGCCAGAACCATACATCAAAACATTTGCATGAAGTGAAGCATTCTCTCTAGATAATTTAACGAAGTCTGTTTTCTCAATTTCAGAGGCCATTTCCAATTCCTTATTTACATGGATACATATCAATCAAGCAGTAATTAAATTTAACGTGTCCTTCAGCTCTTTGCTTGCATTCTTGCCAGACCTGATTAGATCTCGGCGAGTGAGATTTTGCATCATTTAAACCAGCGAAGCAACCGGAAAGGTAACCGTTATACATTCCTGCCATATAGACTTCCTTTGAAGTGGGTTTATAAGGCTTTGCAGCCGGTTTATCCTTGAATTTAAAGATCCCGATTGCTCCGACCATAACCAGAACGATGAGCATAACTACAACGATGAATGACTTAGATGCTTTGTCCATAAGACTCTCCTTAGTTTTTATATTTCTCTCGTAATTCTTTTACGAACGCTTTCTTTGCTTTACCGTGAAGCTCTGCCAACTTTGCTTCATCACTAGAAGATAATTTCATCTTCGGATTATAAGGATCAGACTTCTGAGAAGATCTGCTATACGGATAGTGATCATGTAATCCAAAGAGATCATTTCCGATCCCCATAGTTGAAGCTAATAGTAATGGTAGAAGTGATAACTTTTTCATAAATTCCTTATTTCTTTTTTCCTGGAATATCCAGAACCAATCGAGCGATTTCGATTTTTGTTTTCATTAAGTTTCTTACCTCGGCGACACACTGAATAGCGGTTTTGATTTTATAATCATCACTCGTTACTTTCCCGCCCTCTGTTGAATCCTTCACTAATGATTGAGCTGAGTCGTGCATTAGCTTCATAGAATCGTCGATCAAGCTCATCGAATCCAATACGACCGTTTTTAAAGTCTGAGATGGCTGTATGAAGTCCTCGGGTAGGATCATTGGCGTATCGCCTGAATTTGATTCCTTCGAGGAGTTTAAATTTGTTTCTGGCATAATAGTCTCGATTGTATTGTCTGTTATATTCAAGATTCTTTCTTCTGTTTTCTGCTCTTCTGGCATTATCTTTTTCTTTATTGTTGGCGTAATAGTTTCTAGAACGCGCTCTTTCTTTTTCTCGATTATTGGCGGCAAGCTCTCTTCTCTTTCGATTTTTTTCTTCTCGATAGGCTGAGTCGTTCTTCCACTTCCAACGCTTATAAGCTTTTCGCTTTTCATCACGGGTGAGGGGCCTTTCTTCTCCATTCTCTGTTGTTGATTCAGCTTCACATGGCCGGTGTTTATTTTCCTCATTGTTCTCTGCCATTCTTTTTCATTCCTTTCACGATTGGGATCGTTATCGGCGCAATAAGAAGAGTGGTAAAGTTGATTAGAACCAACACTGACCCTGAATTGCATTTTACAATTCGCGCTCACACATTGACGATCTTCCATTTCTATTTCTGTTATCATTTTATTTTCACTTAGATAATTTTTTTAATACTCATCACGCCAAGATCTCCCTGAGAATGCTTGCGCTGAAGATCACAACAATAATCTAGAAATGCCTCTAACTCTTTTGGAGTAAAGGTATCACTATTTCTCAACCTGTCTGCCCAGTAAGTAGAAACCATAGGGTGCATATAAATGCTCATCATAAGATCTTTGAAGATATATTCAGAGCACATCTGAGCATGACCAAGCTTTATAGGATTTCCAAATTTTGTATTAAAAATCTTACCACCGATCTTAGCAATTGCTACACCGATTAATCTAGGTAAATATCCTTTCGTCTCATTCTTAGCCCAATTTACGGCCCTACATTTTAGCATCTGATAAGATCTTGGAGTAATATTTAATCTGTATCTTGCTAAGATATGAACGCTTCTAGTTAGATATCCTTCATTAATAAATCTTGGATTATTAAAATGAATTTCAAAAACTCTATTGTCCCAAATAGGATCGTCTTTAAAAAAATATAAACTATGAGAAGATTTAGACCAAGTAAATAATCTAATCAACCATGAGAATATGGGCAAGAAAACATTCTTAGGTCTTGTCAAAATAATATCTACTTCTTGAGATAAATCTGGATTCACGAAAATTTCCTTTCAATCATATCTTCATTCTCTGCAAGAGTAAGAAGCTTAAATGAGAACCCTTTCGATTCTTCTTTCTTTGGAGCATTCATTTCAAGATCTGCCAATGCTTGGGCCACGGGTTTAATTTGCATCCATGACCATCTATTTTGTAACTTAGCTTTATTAAGTTCTGCGATTAAATTTTTAGCCCATCTCATATAGAAATTTTTAAATTTTAAAACTTCCATTCTCTTCTGATCTAATGAGTTTGGGTTAGCCTCAAAAAATTCAAACGACTCTGCTTTTAAAAATTTAAAATCTCTCAATCTTCCAATCGGTACTCGCATAGAGAATCCAGCTTTCATTGCTTGATGGGCGATCTCAGTTTTTAATTCTCTGCTGATCGAATCGAGATTAACGTATTCTCTTAAGAAGGGATGATCATTTAATTCACCCTCTAAATTTTTCATCTCTCTATCTATTAAAGTTAAGAGTTCTGAGGGTGTTTCGATTCTGTTGCCCATTTGCTTGTATCCTCTGATAATGTTGCTTTTAATTTTTTATCTGATCTTATAAAAATAGAACTCATAGGGTTAGGGTTACTATTTGAGATCCCAATTCTAATAATACCATCGATTGTTTCAAGTTCAATGACCTGACCTTTGCGAATTTTTGTAACGAAAACATTATGTTTTCTATTGTGCGCTACTATTGTGTCTGCTTCCATTATCGATCCTCTAAAAAATTGCTTTATTTTTTCAAAAAATGACTTTTCCTTAAGCTCTGGTCGATAGATCGCTACACTAAATTTACCTTCGATATCACAGCACGCCATAGAATGAACAACCACGCTATTCTCGCCTGTCTCAGAATCATACCACTTAAGAAGTCTTATCCCCTGAAACATCTTTGCGGATAAATCTTCTTTGACTGCCTTGGCATAAGTTGCGCGAGACAACTCCCAATCCAAATCATTAATGATTTCCCATTTTTCAGGAAAGAAAGATGTTACTTCCACACTTTATCTCTTCTGAGTTTTTGAGCTACTTTACGAGGCTCATGTAAAAGATCTATGACGGAGAAAAATTGCTCTGCCCTCAAGTTCTTCTCTGTGACTGTTGGGGCATCTACAATGTAATCTAACGCCTCGATATCTGCTAGTAATTCCTTAGAGGGAACTCTCCCATCGTTTTTATAAAAGATGAGCTGCATTCTTGATACCTTGATGGCCATTAAAGATCCTTCAGATCCATCTTCAAAAGGAATGACTTCTGATTTACCGTTTTCCATAGTGACCTTTGTATCCTTAGTATCTCGATCTACTTCTACAGTAAAAGGATCGTTATCATTCATTCCATCATCATCGTCTTCATAAAATGAATCAATAAGTTCCTGGGCATTCTCATATCTGTTTATTGGAGAATCTTCTCTAGATCCCCAATACATATCCATGGCGACCTTATAATCTTCCATAGACACTCTTGTATAAGATTCAAATGTTTCAATGGCAGATAGTTGATTATCATTTACCGCGCAATAATGAGATTCATTCAATTGGCATACGCAACCATCTTTAGGATTCCAAATTAATACTCTTAAATACTCTCTGGTATTATCGACCTTATTAATAAAATAAAAACAATCATCTACTTTTACATCTGAAATTTTCATTGATGGTGATCCTTATCCGGTGTTTGCGGAGAAACGATTAATATAGCATTTCTCAGTGTTTGGTTTTCATATTCTAATTTCTTATTCTTAATTTCTAGAGCATACATACTGTCTTGGTGTTCTTTAAATTTATCTCTAAATTCAGAATTGATTCGCATTCTAAGAACATCTAAAGACATCGGGCCATTACCTTGTTTGTATTCTGGAATAGGTTTATCATCCCTTGTTCTATGATGAATATGTAGTTTCCTGCCTATAGCCCTATCAGTTAAGCCGCGCTTGTGTAAAATATAAATCTTCTTAGTTATTATTTTCAAAAGTTACCGATAGCTACCTGATTACATAAGAGTCCGCGCCTTCTCCACATCTCGCAAACCTTAACGCGATCATCAAAACAGCATAGGATCTCATGACCCTTATGAAGTAATTCATCTAGCCACTGCTCTTTAACAATCTCATCGGGCCTGTAATCTCCCTCTTTTCTCATGGTCAATGAGTAGTAGGGAATATCGTGTTTCTTAAGCCAATCGATAGTCTTACCCTTTACCGATTCTGAGCGCCCTGAGAAAATCCTGATGATGATATCGTCGCTCTCATCTAAACGATGTAGAAGCTCGATTAACGGCTTATTAGGCTCATCTTTATCACAAGCCTCTAAGAATGAATCCCAATCCGGTTTTACATTCTCAACGAAGTGACGGCGATGATCACAAAGGGCAAGAGTCCCATCTAGATCTACGATAATTGTTTTGATCGGTTTCATTTCTTTCCTTTAGATTCTGGTTTCTTAATATACGTTTCTTCTAATGTCGCTGCCTTTGTAACTTTTCTGATCTCTTCTACCATGACTTCTTTATCTGGTGTCACTTCTGCTAATTTTAGTGCCTTCATAACCTATCCTTGTTGTGGTATGTTCTCATCGACTTCTGCCGGAGTTTTAATCATTAATGCCTCTTCTGCAATACGATCCTCTTCTTTCTTTGCTTCGATTTCTTTTGTCTTAGTTACGATATCGCTAATCGATTCGTAAGTGATGCTCATTGCCTTCATAATCTCGATTGCATTTTCAGTAGAGATTGCCAGTTCTCCCGCTTCCATTTCAGTTAATGTTTCTTCTGAAATACCTGAGATCTTAGCAAGAGCGTCTAGAGACATTTCTCTTTTCTCTCTATTCAATTTAATCGTGTTCGGTAATTGGAATGATTGAATGACTTGCGCCCATACCATATCAATTCCCTGCTTCGTCAATTCAACGGAAGATTTACCTTCAGCATTTTTAGCTTTAATTTTATCAGCTTGGTACTTTACGAAGTCTCTATTAAATTGCTTTTGAACTTCTTGTAGCGATTCTCTGATCGTTAGAAATTTTCTATCCGCGCGAAGCTCTTTTGCCGCTTCCATAAATTCTTTAGCGATAGGAGTGCCTTTCCATTTATTATTTGTTTCCATTCCTGAGATTACACATTTCATTTTTGTTTCTCCACGTAGTTTATAAAGTCTTGCATTGTTACTTCTAGTGCTTCAAAGATATTCATTACCGATCCGAATACTGGTTCAGATTTTCCTTCCTCTATATATTTTAGAGTTGATGGAGAGAATCCAGAATATCTTCCGAATCCCTTTTGTGAATATCCTCGTTTGATTCTCATCATTCGGATAAACGGCCCCATCGAAGAGATGTATTTTTTTGTTCTATTTGGAAAATCTTTAGCCTTACCAATAACAAAAGTTACAACATATCCTGACTCGAACTTTTCACATTCAATATCTCTGATAGGGTTTTTATCGATAAGAGTTATGGCCTGAGCCTTTGACATTTTCTTAGACATAATTCTAATCCCGCTACATATTTAGCTAAAAAATAATTTGATACAGAAATGGTATATTAAAATATTTGGGATTGAAAAGGAAAAATTAAATCTTTGAATAAAAAGTATGCTTACGATCTCGGTATTTATATTCCAGGAGTTCACCCCTGTAGATTCGATCTGTTAGTTTTTCTGACTCTTTATGAATTATCAAACCAGCGCTATCGCAATATTCTATGACTCCGTATCTAGGAAAATAAGCCTCTACCGTTCTCAGAGCTTTCTTCACGGTAGATCTTGGAACTAGAAAATAAAAATAATTAGGGCAGAAGATATCATCTGCTTTATACGAGGTGTGCTTGAATACTTTCGCATCTCTAGTCCTCTCTTTATAGAAATCGTAGTCTGCCATCTTGACTTCTAACTCACAGCATTCACCCTCAACATTAAATGCGAAGATATCCATAAAGTTGAACTCTTCGTGAACGTGTTCATACTTTTTACCGAGCCATTCTTTTCCGGCCTGAAATACGTGAAATGATTTTTTCAGAACGATCTTTTTTGGTCGATCAGATAGATCAACTTTAGGGCCGACGAGATAAGGGTTATCAAGCATCGATTGAGATTTTCTGATCTTCTTAGGTTTAACCTCAGACGTGATCATAATCCCTCTACTATTTTTAAATTCTTATCCAATTGGATTGCGTATCTCATTTCATTCTCTTTAGTCTTGGGAACTTTATGAGGATGAATGATCATGACTATTTCATCGTGATAAATTTCATATCCCTCGATCTCATATCCATTGGTCTGACAGGCATCTATAGCGCCCGTGATAATCAACTGCCCTAGCTTTGTTACATTCTTAAAATTAAACATCTGATTTATCTCTCCACATTACACAAGTCTTATCGATCAAGTTAAAACCCAATCGATGATATTTCATCTGAAGTAATAAATTATCTTGCTCAGTCGTTTCTTCATCATCATCGAAGGCATGACAATATAAAAAAGTTGGTTGAGAATTATATTGTTCTATTCCATCTAAGAAAGTTTTTGCTAAACCTTTTCCTCTGCTGCCTTTCTTTAATTTAATAATCTCCAGGATCTTAACTTCTTTATAATCAGGAATATCTTTCATGTTGTTAATTACGATTTTATTTACTGGCCCTACCAGATTCGCCTCATTCATTCGTCTGAGATATCTTTTAGTCGCCAAGATAATATGCGCTTCACCTAATCTTCTGATCGCTTTACCTCGTTTGAATAAAATAAATTTAACAAAAGATATCTTAGCTGTTGAGTTCTCGCTGATGTAAGCGGCCACTACAAACTCGTCATCGGGACTGTGTATCGCCCAATCTGGTTTTCTATTTACTGCCATTTCCAATTCCTATTCAATTTTCAAAGATGATATATCTTTTTAGTAAGATAATTCAAGTGAGATTGATCTTTTATTTTTTATTCGTTAACCTGTTAGTATGAATAACCCAAACACAGAAATTATCATTGAAACTCTAGAGTCCGTGAAAACTAATCATATAAATTATGTTCTAATGATGTGTGGTTATAATAGAGTCCTGGCCGCTGAAAAACTTGGAATAGCGCCTAAGACACTTCAAAATTTTATTATCTCTAATCCTGAAACTAATAATAAAAGCAAGACTAGAAAGATGATTGAGAAATTACATCAGAAGGGATTCAAACCTGCCAATGAAAGATTATCGAATGAGATGGATATTATATTCAGAGAGGATGATTTTAAAATAACGGGATACCGTGACCCAACTCCTGAAGAGCGAGATCACTGGTATAATATGAATTATTGTAATTAGAAATATTTCTTTCCGAATTGGCTCTGCTTGGGCTTGATCTTCTTTCCTCCCGGATAAACCTTATGAACATTACCTTTATGATCAATCATTCTTGTTTGTCGAATTAAAAATTCACGCTCTTTCAGAATGGCTTCATTCTCGGGAACTCCTTTCACGATACAGAGATGATACGCTCTCTCGGCTGTAGGTAATCCATTAAGCGTGGTATCTGCCTCAATCACCTTATAGGCCTTATGATAGAGGTTTCCCTTCTTAGGGGTATTAGAAAGGTCTAATCGATCTTTAAGCTCTTTTAGAATCTCTGTGATGTCTGAATTGATTTCGTTTTCCATTAGTATCTTCCGTGGCGATTACGATCGTCATATCCAACATTTCTAGGGGCATCAAAATGAGGTGAATTATTGATTGCTACTTTTCCCTCTTCTTTGATCACGGTTCTTCCGGCCAATGCCATCATGATGTCATGCTTATCTTTTTTATCAGCAGTCAGAATATCTGTTTTGATTTTATTAATTTCTTTATCGATCTGCTCTTTATTATCTTCTCGGTATTTCTTGATTTCGATGTTGGCGATTCTAAGCTCTGATCTTAATTTATCTTCCATCTCTGCCGCATCTGTTTTTAGTTTTTTAATCACAGAATCATATTGACCTTCGAATGTTTCTTTATCTTTTGATAATTTTTCATTCTCTGCTTTTAATTTAGCTGCCGCAATTTTGAGATCTGCGATCTCATTAACTTTAAGTTCAAACTTATGCTCTATATTTTTCTTATCTGATCTAAGATTATCATTTTCTTTTTTTAGGGTATCGACGGCACCCTTTTTATATTCAATGGCCGCTTTAAGATCGGTTATCTCATCTTTATATTTCTGCGTAAATCCAAACATCGCATTCTCCTATTTATAAATTACTCGGCTAATTACTTTTTCATCTTCCAACCAAAGATATGCCAGGGTTTTTACTTTTGTTGAATTTCGATCACTTTCTTCGTCGTAGCATCGGGCTTCCATAAGTTGCATGAACATATTGCGATCTATTGTCGAGTAGCAAGATTTCTGCAATTGAAATGGATTGCAGGCACAATCGAATAATTGAATCCAATGGTTATCGGGATAATATTCATTAGCGTAAGACGGATCAAGTGCTATTCTATGCGTTCCCTTCAATTGATTGAATATTCTGCAATCAATTGAGTACCAAGTTCTGAAATAGGTTCTACCGTATTTAGAAAATAATCGGATCTTCCATCTATCTTCCATAAGAGCGTTACCATATTCATACCTATAGGCATTTATTTTATAATCTGGAAGTCTGCGCGTCCTTATGATCATGAATAATAATTTGAACATTATTTACCCCATGCCATGATGGCGCTACAGAATACTAATAAACCGACAGAGGTAATTAATTCAACCCAAGTTCTTTTTATAATAACTTTTAAGATCATGCTAATGTTTTCCCATTCGTTGAATATTTATTAAATAAGTCTAATAACTTTTTTGAATCATCTTTGAATGTTAGTAATACTGTTCCTTTCTTGAATAATAATATTTGAAAGTAATCGGTTGAAAACATCAAAGGAAATTCTGCCGACTCGTATGATGTCTTTAGAAAGAAGTTTATCATTCGCGTACAAACCCTATCCTCAATACCAAAACATTGTTTGTTATCAATCATCCTAAAAGCATTCTCTAGATCGCCAAATATTCTAGGATTCCCATGACTATTGTAATCCCTACTCCAATCATACAGGCTCGGATATTTATTCGTCGCTAGATCAGAGAAATAATTAAATCTCATTTTCTTTTCTATCTTTAATTTTGATTGTTGCTCATTTTTAGAGCGATCATGTTTATCTCTTCGATAAAATGCTTGATTTAATTTATCAAACACTTCTTTTAGTGATGCTGATCGTATAGATGGTAGATTAGCTGCTATATCATCGATTACTTTGCTGACATCTTTTGATGAAAATATGGGAACTTCGATATCGTAGGTTCTATCGTTATTTCTTTTTCTCTTATGTTCTATCGAATAAAAATTGTATTTCTCTTTGAGCTTATCTTTTAAATCGCTAGATACGATATTGAAAATTCCGGATTCTTTTAGAACCATATCCCATAAGAATGAATCGGCCTTTTGCATTTGTTCTGATATCTGCCCATCTTCGATTGCAAAGCATCTGTCGATAGAAAAAAATCCTGGGAGTTTTTGATCATCTAATTGATCAAACGAAGTCATGATCTCATCTGATAGTCTCTGCATATCTAAGAGTTTCGAATAAAGATTATCTCTTAATATTTGCAAATCGCCCAATTTGCTTTTTATTTTTACCGATTCACTGTCGAACATAATTCACCATTTCCAATTCCAAATTTATATAATTTTATATAATTCTATATAATTCGAAATGGAGAATTTCAATATTTTATTTAGTTTCTTTCAACGACCGAGACATCGATCTTAAGACTGTTGATTTTATTAATAGAGGTTGAGAGATCGTATAGCATCTCATCAAGTTTATTTAGTCCCGAACATTCAAGATCTTGTAAAGATTCTATGGCCTCTATAATGAGTTCTTGCCCTATTTTAAGGGGTTCGTCACAAAGGGTTCGTTCAGCATCGGCTAAGGTCACCGGATTCGTTTCTAGGGCAAAATAGGCATTGTTAAGAATGTCTAAAACCTTCGTTAGCTTATCCGGTGAAAGCCTTTTAGTATTATCAAAAAAATTATTCATTTCACGATTCATTTCTCTCTTCTATATCCTAGAACGCGAGACTTCAAGTAATTTGCCTTACAGACTTTATTACTCTGATTACCGCCAAGACAAACAACATAGTTTCCATCGAATCTAACAAAGAAAGCTACGTGACCTTCCCAAGAATCTTTTTTGTTTCTCCAAAAAACTACGACATCACCTTCTTTTGGTTCCTTAACTTCGACTCCCCACTTCAACCAAGATCTAGCATTAGCCGCATTAGTTCCGATAATTCCGGCCTTTAGAAAACACCAATTAACAAAGGCCGAGCACCACGAGATCTCATCTGTTGTTGCCTTACCTTTTGTAGTCGCATGGTAATCAATAATTTTTGGATTGTGCTTAGATCCTTCGATCTCAGATACTCCCATTTCCTTTTTTGCAATCTCGTATGCTGATAATTTAATCTCAACAGGAGCGGGCTTAACAGGTTCTGGTTTCACCTCAATCGGCTTAACTTCTTCTACTGGTTTTACTTCAGCTGGAATTTCTTCTTTGATCGGAGGTTGAATAACTTCCGGCTTTGCTTCAATTGGTTTTACTTCGATCGGATTGAACTCATCTTTGAACCAACCAAACCATTTGTTTAATAGCTTTTTTAACATTGTTATCTCCTGGAATATTTGAGATTCCAGTGTAACATGATTCCTTAAAAGCTAAAAATCTTCTGGCTCTTCTACCCTGATAACGAGCCTTTCCATTCTTAATGCTTGATTGATGCAATTCTCAGTTCCATCACCACCCTTGAAAGCCACTACTACGGCATCGGGATGATCTATCAGCATCCTCTTATTTCTCTTAGGGCCTGCGGATCTGCCATACTTTTTCCAATCCGCCTTTTCTATTTCAAATTCGAGTTTATGCTCTATAGCAAAATCGGTCGATAGTTCATCCGCACCGGAACAACCGCCGTTGATTATTTTCTTAACCCTTAGTGCCTTTAATATTTTGAATAGGTGGGATCGATTAGAATAGGTTCTCCCACCCGTGATGATTGCTTCTTTCATTATTTAGCTTCGTAAAGATGCCAGACGAATCCGTGATGATGAGTCGTCTTTAGATATGACCATTTCTCAGTATCTACTTCCCATCCGGTTCCAAAATATTTAACTCTCCTCTTAATATGATCATCAGTCTTAGGAACTTCTGCCCATATAAATAAATCATCACCCTGAGAATTAAATTCAATGACCTTAGATCCCTCAGTCATAATGATATCATTCTCACCCTGCCCGATTCTGAATTTTAAAACTTGAGCTATCATATTCTCTCCAAGATCATTTCTTTTAATTTAGATATCGTCATTCGCATAAAAAATAAGGAATCTTCCGTCGAGTAAGATACCCGATCACATTTGATAAAATAAAAACCCCGCTATAGGGATAGATGGCAGACAGGTTATTTTTGCAGCAACCATGACTGGCCATTATTGAAAATAGTAATAGTAGGCTTGAATAAAATAATGCCATGTAATTTATAATGATAATTATAGATCTTCTCTTTGGCGGTCAATGTTGATTAATAAATTATTTTTTATCATTTGATGTAGATGAATATCTGCTTTTACTTCGATCTGAATTGTATCAAGCTCATCAAAGTTACGAGCGTTTCTTATCCTTTGAGCAAAGGCCGATTCTATTCCTTTGATCCCCCATCGGGTATGAGCGCTTGAGAAAGTTCTCTCGCCAACAGAGTTATTTATCGGAGCCTGATCTTTATAGATTTCTTCGTTCATGGGACCGTCCTATGATATTTCACCGGAAGATATCTCTCCTAACTCAAAATTGCTATAAATATTAATCGTCTATCCGTTTGATATTCTTCTCTTCTTTATCGTACCAGCCGATTGCCCCCTCTAATTCTGATAGAATCCACTGATCAAAATCAAACCCGATCTGAACATCAGACGTGCCAATCGGGTATTCCTTTTCCAATTCTTGCTCTAGCTCAGGGTTGGCGTTATTAAAGAAGATAACTTTTCTGGTCATGATTATTTACCCTTTTCTGATTTTAGATAAGTATGCCATTCACCTAACTTTCTAATGAACTCATCTTTTTCTAATTCATCTGACGGTCTTGAGCCGCCTGTTGAATGAATTAAAAACTCTCCATCTTCAATCGTGAATCCCGTTACCTCTGAAATAGGTAGCATGATCTGATCGCCCGTATCTGTTTCATAGTTCATTTTTTTCGTCATTATTATTTCCTAGTTTTTTAATCGCGTTTACAAATGATAGTACAACTATTATCTCTTCTTTATTTTCATCAACGAAAGTTGCCGCCTCTCTAAAAATATTAGCTAGGGCCTTTAGAGCTTCCTCTTCTTTCGCCTTATCCGACATTATCGTTTCCTGAATGTTGTTGAGAAATAATATTCTAAAGAACTCATATCAGTATCTTTATCGATTACTTCCAGCTCTTTTGAATCAGTATCATAGAGCCAAGAATAGCCGTAAACACCATCTAGAATTACTTCACCTTCATACCATCTGCAAATTCTTGTAGTGAAAGTGAATCCCTTAAATGTATCGTGATTGAGAGTTATCGCCTGAGCAACCACATCACCAATCTTAATCTCCTTTCCGTTTCTATCTAATTTAGAATTAGACATATCGTAAATCGATCTGAGTCTCCACCCATACTCTTCTGATATTTTGCAAGTCTCTTCGATTGTTTCAAATGGGCCATGAAGTTGTTCTGCCTCGTCGGTAAAATACCATCCTGGGTGATACTCTCCATGCTGTTGAAGGAAGCAATAAATGATGGGTTGGGATGTAGACAATTCATCATCTTTATCCCAAGGTGTTCCATCTTGATTCCAATAGGTAGCGGGAGCAAGTTGAGAATGTTTTTTCTTCCGCTTCCAATTTAAAATATTAAATGAACTGAACATAGTTATTCTTCCTTTAACCATTGAAGGTTCTTTATCTCTTCCTGTTCGCATGATTTTAAATCTTCTCTGCGACTTTTCCAAAAAATCGTTCGATTGTCCAGTTGATCATGAATAATCTCCAATGCAAGCGCCAATAGTATAGATTGCAAATTTACATCTCGCCTTTGTTATTTCTACGAGTCTCTTTGAATATTTAATTACGTCTTCTGAGTTATTCATATAAAATATTTCTGGCGGTCGAGGATCTACCGTGTGAAAAACAATCATAAGAACATCGGTTTTTATTTTACTCATCTTCCCCGATTCCAACGTCTACTTCTTCAACCCCCGCAACCTGCTTAATAGATAATTCTATCTCAGATGCGATCACTGAATAATCGACTTCATTAACTGATTCTATAATTGCCGTAAATGTAACTCTTGTTCTCAAGATCAACCCCCGTTAAAGTCAGAGCAGACGACTTTTGCACTCTTTGTTTTTGCAATCCCGATCTCTGTTGCTTTGATATGTTTTAGATTATCAGGCCAAGCCGTATTTAGGAGCCTCCCTAGACCTGAACGATAACACCACCCAGTTCCGTCAACGTGCTTATGCTTAACCATAGCATTGGGATAAATGCGTTTTGCGCTTTCTTTATCTTCTGCAATAACAACGGCTGAAACATAGATATCTCTATCCCCCAACATATCTGGACTTTTATTTTCTAGTAAGAAAAGTTTCATCGGGACTCCCCATTAATAATTAATGGAACATTCTTCCTGAATTTGTAGAGGAATGGCACCCACCAAATATACGGCCACTTGTGAAATCCATGATCGAACATATCTTTCACGGCTTTAGAATAGTCCCAACCAAGAACTTGCATATTATAAACTGCGCATAAAAAACCAGTCCTATCTTTTCCATGGAGACAGTGAACATAAGTTCTCTGATTTCTTTTTATAATAGATAAGAATTTTCTGGCTTGATTAGTCGATGGTGGAAAGAAGTCATTACATTTGATTGCATAGCCCGCTAGATCAAAGTTCTCAGCTTTTTCATATTCATAAGTATCGTTATGAAAGAACTCAAATACGCCCGATTGAAGCTCTATGACTGCCGTGCAACCTAAGTCTTTCAGATCTTGGTGAGACTGCGGCCTTGCCCCTCTAATGAGTTCTGATGTGATGGCTTCTGCTATCATGAATCGATCCTTGTTGTGATGATACTTTTCTCAATAGCTTCTGCCTCTTCTCGTCTGGCCTTTTCTTCTTTTGTTTTATCACTCACTTCTCGCCACCACCTGCCTGAGCAGAAATGATTGAATGAACTTCTTTTCCCTGTCTGATGTAAACTAGTTTCAAAGATCCGTATTGAGTCTTCAATGCTAATCCAGGATCATTTCTCTGATCGATGGGTTGAATATAAACTCTAAGATTGGTTACATCATTCGACAGCATACAAAGGCACTTATTCTTCTGAATCTTTGTCAGCTTATCCCAATCATCTGTTCTAGGGCCGGGAATAATTAAATTATCCATTATCTTTTCCTGAAGGTTTCTTTTGTTAATGGGATAAATTCGATACTCTTAATCTATATCTAACCAATTCTCAATCGATGTAATAAAATTTTCTTTTGTTAAGATCTTGAATTCACCTTGATTCATTGACTTAACTTCGACGTTATCAAAGATAATATGATAGTTTATCATCTTGGGATTGTAGTAATTAAAAATTCCAAGTGATCCTTTAGGGATGATTATATCACCGATCGAATTCGTGATAGCTTTCGTAGTAAAAACTGCTGTACCTTTTCTAATCTTCAATATCTTATTCATCTTCTCCTACTCCCATAACTACCTCTTCGACACCCACAACTTGCTTGATTGCTAATGTTACGAGTCGATCCTATTTATATCTTTATTGCTGGCCTCTTCCTCTCCTGCCCTTGCTTGCTCTAATTTCTTTTTCAGATTTTTAGTCGCTAAGATCCACCTGTTCTGATTTAATTGTTCATTGATGATTCGATCAACTTCTTCTAAATATTGAGTGCAGGTTTTAACCTTATTCTCTAATTGAATATCATATTGCTTATGATGAAGCTTTAAATGCTCTTGCGCGATCTCAGCGTGCTTATTCGCTTTATGGGCCGTTTGAGTATCCCTGACTATAGCAAAGAATATGTACCCAATGTTGCAGGCAAAATAGATGCAACCAAGGCTTAAGAATAATTTAGTCAGAGATGTTATATCTACCGGCTCCATTATTGTACTCTTCTAGTTTTATAAATCAGATCCCCAATTTTCTTTTCTGCTTTTCTAAATCTTAGAATAGTTAGCAGATTGAATCCTAATTGCAGAGTCGATAAGATAATGAATGCCGTTGCCAGTGGGTTAGTTTTGATTACTTCTAACATTTGAATTCTCCTTGATTAGTTTTAATTGTGAGATCACCGATTCTTTCACGGTGGGATCTTCCATAATTTGTTTTGATTTATTTGATATTTGGGTAGATAAGTTTTCGATGATCTTTGGATGAGAACCGTGGCTTTGAGCTAATTTTCTAAGCTTAACTAAATGAATTAAATCTTTTCCAAGCTGTTCCATTACCATTTCCAAATTAGTTAAAGCAGGGCCAGGAATTATTCAGCGTCCCGAACCCAGCAATCCATACTTTAACTGTGTAACAATCCTCAGAACATAACCAGATTTTGCGAGAACGATGTTTATAGTTGAGGATTTAAAAAGAATCTTATTATTTAAAAAATACGAAATCAAATTAATTTTGAGTTTTACAGATATGTTTCAGCATAATCTATTAACAAACTGACAACTTCTTTATTTCTTCCATACTTATGAAGTCCTACAGCATCGCCATAAACAGCTTGATAAGTCTCGATTAACGGTTGAATCTTATTATCCATATCATATGACAGGTGGTGAATGATCAATCTTTTAGTCCCGGTCTTGAGAAGTTGAAATCTTACTCTCCAAATATAATCATCATCATGGAATCCGTGTTTTCTTCCTTGATCAATTATAATGTGAATCTTGCAAGTTGAATCTCTATTAGATTCTCCGATCTCTTTTCTGATTGATAGAAATGGGTCAATCTCATTTAATTTTTTCTCTATCTTGTATCGATTAAAAACTGCTTTAACAAAGTTCATGATATCTCCCATATAAACTTTAGGTTCATCTTCTTTAACTTCTGATCTGAGATCCTGAGCCAGCCGGCCTTTTCAGTTGAAATGAAATAGCAACCACGTGGCTTACCGTAATGAGTTCTGATCGTAAGTTTTACTAAAACAGGATAAAAGGTCTTGGGTTTTAAGAAAAGATATTCTTTATCTGATTCTAGGTATTGCGGATTATCTAGCATAATTATATCCTCTCAAGAACTTAACTATTTTATCGAAATCTTCATTCACCTGTCTATGGTCTTTGACCGATATTTCTACATTCATCTTTTTCTCGTCTTGATAAGCTTTACTTCAACCGTATGCCCTATCCCGATATCGACGTGATGAACGATCTCTGAAACCAGAAAGTGAGATTCTTTACCATTATTATAGTCTGGATCTTTCAGGATAATTCTCTGATGTTCCCCAGGAATATAGTCTAGCTCAGTAATTACTTCTGATTTCAGAGTCGCTGTTATCATCTTATTTTAAGCCTTCGCAAAGTTCAGGATGAGTCTTGATTACGGCTTCAACCTTTGTCAGCATCGATTCGCATGAGAGATTGTATTCAACTTCTCTTCTGTTGATAGGGCCATAATGTTTTCTGATCACTCTTGAGGTAATAGCTTTTACTTGAACTGCAAATACTGGGCATGACTTCGCTAGTTCTTGAAAAACTAAACCATCTCCCGTTCCCCAGTTCTTCAACATTGCTTTAGTACAAGTGATTGCAGGATCTTTAAAGTCTTCGATGCAATTATGTTTATTGTTTCTATAGTCATTGAATAATGCTTTTAGCTCTGGTGAACTAGACATTGCATTATAAGATGTTTGAAATAATCCTGCTTCTGCGGTAGTCGCCGTTGCGTTACTTGCTGAAGCATCCTTACCTTCACAATACTTTCCAGATGATTCTCTCATCCCTGCACCAATGATCATTGTATAAAGAGCTTTAGAGGTCGCTGGAAGCTTTAACCAAGTTAGGGCATCCGTTTGATCAGATCCAAGTTTTTGATTCGCTACAGCCGATGGGAAGCAGATCTCACGAGCATAAGCTAATGCCATTCCTCTGATATATCCTGCGGGAGCTTTGCTTCTATCTTTCCATTTATAAGATGAGCAAGAACTCTCCTTTGCAATATTCGAGATCGCCGATAGATCTACAGTAGCAGGAACTTCAACAACCGGAGTTTCTGGAACTGATGGAGTGATAATAGGATCTGGTTTAACTTCTGGCTTAGTTTGAACTGGCGTTGTTCCACAGCTCGCTAATACCATCAATAGTAATAAGGGTAAAATTTTCTTCATATAAATCTCCAGGCCCATCAGTGGGCTTATCTTCTAGTAAATGTTTTCTTTCTAGTCGGTGGATTATGTTCGATCTTAGGCATCACGATTTTATTCTGTTGCATAGATCTTCTGTGTTCAGATACACCACCCATTTCTGGATAATCTCTATCCTCGATTTTCTTTGTTACTTTTGCTTCAGTTGATTTATCGATTGCATTTGATAGAGCAGAGGCTAGAGTTTCTTTTGGTTCTTCTGTGTCTTCAATCTCTACTGTTGGCTCTTCGATAACTGTTTCAACTTCTGGTTCAATCGATTCCGATCTCCTAGATAGCGGAGTATAGTCTTGCTCAAAAACAACATGACCGGCGGAATGTGAGGCTTCAGTATCAACACCTAATAGATCATCGACTTCTAGATCTTCTGATAAGATCAATGATTCATATCTACCGGTTTCTTTATTTAAGAAAAAGTCTGGAGCTTCGTTATAATGATCGTCAAATAACGCTGAGTTCTCATCTTCCTCGTCATAAGTCGCCTTTTCTAGATCTTTCCCAATCGGTGTTCCAGCTTCATCATCAATGTCTTCGACTGAATCAAACATTGGACCATGAGGATCTCTAGGATAAGAAGTTGTTACAAGTTTCTTTGTAGAAAAGTTACGATCTTGTGGGTTGATTGCATCCAGAATATTCTTTTCTTTTTTATCAGATCCCGGAAGTTCTGGAAGATCCATATTATCAAATGCCATTAATTCATCTCGCGTTGCAGGCTTGAATGGTTGTTCTCCGACTTCGCGTTCTCTAGGGCCTGTATGAAGTTTATCAAATTGAGATTTAGTCATAGACATATCAAGCATCTCATCATCAGTTAATGGTTTAAGATTAACAACTCTTTGACCTCTAGATAATTCTTCCTGCGTGATTGGTGCATTACTTAATTCGCTTGCATTGGCGTTTAAGTAAAGCGCCCCATCTTCTCTATATTTTTCTGTCTTCAAGTTTGGTTTGAATCTTGTTAGATCAGGTACTTCATAAGTTGTGATAAAAGATATTTCTTCACCGACTACGATTCTCTTAACTTTTTTATTAGAGTCTGCTCCGATCCCTGCCAGTGTTGCCGATAATTTATCTAGATCAACTACCATAGTTGATTCTACTAATGATGGGGTTTGATCGAACATAGATAATGAAAATAAACTGCTTCGAGTGAAAGTCTCAATTGTGATGTAACATTTTTTCTGCGTCATAGGCTTCTCCTGCTATTATGTTTGAATTGATATTCAATTTCTTTTTTACCGTTTCTATACCAATCTTTGTGAAATACTTTAACCCTGAAATCACCCTTTTGAAAATGAACAATTCTTAAATCAAAGTCGATTGATGAGTTTTCAATGAGTCCGCCCATAATTAAATAATTGATTGATGCCATAGCGAAGGATTTTAACTCTCTGAGGTATTCAGCAGTTTCAGGACTATTTTCTGAATAACACTTTTTACACTCTAACTGGATTCGATGATTGACGTTATAATCGAGATAGTTTTGAATCATCTCATCTTTCTTTTCCTGGGTTTTGATCGGATGAGATTCTACCGTTTCTAAGAATGTTGTTCGATCTAATTCATACATCTCAAACTCTGGAACATATTCTTGTACTCTTCTATACCTAAATCTTTATGAGAAATGAATCTAAGATACTTTGGTGGTGAGGGCCGTCTAGAATATTGTCTCATTGAATGAAGAAGTTCTGCGTGAATGGGAGATCCGGCTTCCATATATCCTATGCCCGATAATGGGTTCATGTGATCGATGATTCTTTGAACCGATTCTCTCAATAATCTAAGTTCTACCTCTGCTGGATTAAAAACAGATGTGTCATTATAAGATCTGAAATCTACAGTTCGATCCACTATATCAAGGTCTAATCCGATATCATCATTTAGTTTTTTATTCATACATTACGCTCAACAAAGTAAACATTTTGTTCTGTTAATAGCATCTCAAGATCTTTAGGGCCTTTCATGAATCCAATATCGACGGTTAGATACAATTCAAATTGATCCTTTTCTTTATCGTATTTTGCTGTGACCCTACCGGATCTGATTTCACCCCTTTGTTCAAGGGTCTTTATAACGTCCATAATGAAGTACTGGGCGATTGAACTCATCTCGGCGATACTTGATCTATCTGATCTTCTCTTAGCCTCGTATAAGCGATCTTGGGCCTTATAAAACATATAATCATGACGCTTGAATATAGCTCTCACGGGATCGATACTTTCTAGATCAATTAATTTGTCCACTCATTACTCCTTTCTCTGCCTTTACGTTTTCTTTCATTTCCATTTTTATCGAGATCTCCACCGAACGGTAGCTGATCGATTCTACCAGCTTCTACCATGAGAAGTCCCTTACAAACTTTACAATCGACTTGATTTTTTTGATCAGCATATTCCATAAAGAACCCTACGGCTCCGCATACAGATCTGCCTTGTTTTTCAGGTTGGTTATTGGGCCAATGCTTTTTAAGTGGTTTTTTCATTTTCGTACATCACATCTACAGCTTTTCTGATTAGATGCTTCGATCCTGGAACTCTCTTTTCTAGAATATTTAAACTCTTCACGGTCATGACTGCGAATCTAGATGTCCAATGCGAATGTTTTAATGTTTCTCTTAGTAGCTTCAATCCTTTCTTTATCGCCACTTTCTTACTTATCGTGCTCATGGTTTTATACCCATTTCTTTAGCGATCTCTTCCGTCTCAGCAACGATCTTATTTAAGAGCTGTTGAATGTGCCACTCTGGATCGATAGGCATCCCCATACAGGCGCAATCTCTTCCGTTACAACAGGTATCCCATTTGAAATCTGGCGGGTAAATAGAGTCATAATAAGCTTTCACGGGAGCTAATCGTTGAAGATTTACAATAGCTCGATTAAATAAGGTGAAAACGTTATTCACTTGTTTCTCAACATCTTCGATCTTCTCTATGGCACCCATCAAAATTGTAGTGCTGTTCTCAATTAGTTTTTCTTTATCCATTATCTGTTAATCCCGTATTTACGTTCAAATGTTTTTAATCTATCCATTTCTTCCTGCCAAATATCTTGGTGATGAATTGCTGGAAGAACCACCCATCCCGCCATGAAACGAATATCATCGATCGTATCGTTCTTAATCTTGTTTGCCTGATTGACTCCAAATTGATGAAGTTTCACCCATGAATGAATTAATTTAGTTCGTTCCTTTAATTCATCATGAGTGAGAGTTTCTAGATCTCCCCAACAGTCCTGATATCCTGGCAATTTCTCAAATAGATTTTGCTGTAAGAGTTCTATCTGAGCTTGTTGATTATCAAGCTTCATAGATAGCTCGTGATTAGAATCTTTCAATTCTATGTTCTCTAATCTGAGCTTATGGTTTTCACCGCGTGCTTCATCTAGAGCAAACTTTAATAGATCTTTGTTTTCAATTGATGTTCCCATCTTACCACCAGTGAGTAATTATTTTAGTTTCAGTTTTTAGATATAAAGGGTGTTTTGGTGATCCATCTTTATTAGATCCGAAGCTGTAGATCTGATCGAAGTAACCTTCAACAAAGTTTTTATTCTCTACTGAGTTTCCGAGCTTCCCATAAGCAATAATGACAGGCTCATGTTTTATCTCTCTTAAGATCTTAAGATTATCTCCCAGCTTATCCTGTTCGGTCATCTTCTTTAGCCCTGCCGGATAAGGACTAATGAAAGCGTAAATATTATAAACCGTGAAAGATCCAAACTCGTTTGCCGTCATTATTCTGGTTAATGATTTAATCGTTGGATCATCTGTTTCAGCATCGGCAGTCGATGGATTGAACATTAGAATATTGGCGTGAGGTAATTTCTCATCCCATACTCGATGTAATCGATATCGATACTTTCCACACTTTGAGAATAGAGCAGATTTACCATTCATTTAATTTCTTCCTCTGATCCTTTTGATCTATCAGGTGGAAGATCAGATAAGATTTCTCTTACGTTTCCTTGGCCATCTGTATAGAGCGTATTTTTTGGAAAGAATAACCTTTTGAATCTCTCATGCCACTTACCCGTTTTAGGATTTTTAGTCCCGCCAGGATAATACTCAGGCCCACAGACGCAGCAGAGTTTTTTACCTAAGAGTTCTTTTGGCATTAGATCCTTCGCGTTTCTAATATGATAGGTTCCTGAGAGTGCCGAGTTTTCTAAACAGCCACATTGATCACATTGAAAGATACTCATACTATTTCACCAATCTCTTATTAAATTTTACTCCGGTTACAAAGCCTCTAAAGGCATGGCCCGTTAATGGTTCATTATCTTTTACCCAACCGATGTCAGATGTTCTAATCGGATAAACTCCGGTATGAGCTGCCCAATATAAGAAGTATTCTAATTCAGCATCCGATACATCTTTTTCAAAGCGTTGTTTCTCTACCTCTAGATAATAGTTTTTCTTAATCACTGGAATATCTAACGGAGTTAAATTAGTGTATGTGATCGGAAGAATATCCATGGGGATTCGAGTTTGTTGTGAATATTTGGCCGAGACTTGTGGTCTGCAATTCGGGCAATGAATATCGAAATCATCATTCCAACAATAAGTGCAAATATTTACATGGTAGAGTTTTACTTGAAGACCCATTAGATTTCTCTCCATTTAATGATGTTCCAGTTAAATGAGATCTCATCTCCATCATCATCCTTATATCCATCTTCCCGGCAAGTTAGAAACATTTGTTCATCTGGAAGATTAAGATCTTGATTTACATGTCTCAGGACTGCTTCGAATCTTTGTCCATGATCAATATCTAATTCATCATCTTCCCATAACTCATTCCAAGACTTCTCAGGAAATATGAGTCTTGTTCGATCATGCCAGCTTAGATTGTGATGATTGATAACATCATTGACGATAAAAGTTTCTACCTCGGCATTTGAAAATCCCGTGCTCTGATAGCAAGGCGATATTTGATAACCGCCTTTGAGTTGTGAATCTAAGATGAATAACGCAAATAGAACCCTATGATCTAAGGATTCAAAAGTTTGATCGGCTACTTCATTATATTCGGGTTTCATTTATTCTTGGCCTTTGTAGTGATGCCCGTTGAGAAAGTTCTGAGAGCGTTTACTTTTTCTAATACATAATCTCTATCATTATCTTTTAACTTTCTTAGCTTTTGTAATCTTGCGATCATTAAGCTTAGATTATCGATGGCATCATCAATGGCTAAATTTACATCTGCTCTTTCATGTTCGATATCGAATCCATCATCGTCTTGTTCTACCTCTACTTCATGAGTTCCGATATCTAGATCGCTAGACTCTTCTGTGCTCAAATAAATGGCGACCTTGCTGTAACCATGTCCATGCCACATGACTCCGACTTCTAAATCAGTATTAATAGTTTTTCTCTTAGGGATTTTTCTTGATACCATTTTATTTCCTTTATTAGTCTTTTAAAAACCAGCCCATAAATCTTAGATCCGGATTAATCTTGGAGAAGTGTTCTTTAGAAAAATACTCATGTTCCGAAATTCTTATTCTATCGCTCTTAGAAGATACGACAGATCGCTCTACTTTAATGGCCTTGCTGTGAACGTTCTTACTGGCCTTGCCTTTTATGGATTTAAGTTTAGCGGTTGCTCTGGCAGCATTTGTTTCGATATAAACTGCTTGTCGGGGTGTGACCTGTTTCGTTTCCATTTCCAATTCCTTTGCATATTTTAATAGGTATTTTTTATCAAAAAAGACTCAAAATACCTATTCTTTTAGTTATGATATTTTGCTTGGTTAAACTCTAAAATAATCAGATCGTTATCATTCCCATAGTCCTTATTATCTAGGACTCCCGTGAGATCTGTGGCTCCCGACCAATTTATCTCTGAGACTTGAACAGGGGTTTCAGCTGGATATTTCTGCAATAATGCGATTAATTCACCCGCTGTAATGCCATCAATATCTCGTTCTGATCTTGTGGGCATATCCGATAATACTTCATCGATATCCCGTTCACTTGATTCTTCAATTACTCCGGAAATCACTTCATTTTCTTTATTCACGAAAAACTCTCCTGGCTTTGGTTTATAATCTTCTCCTACGATGGAGATCCATTTCTTATCAAATATTTCATTCATGGCTTATTTCTTTTTATATGGGCTATCGGTTGCTTTACCGTCTTTATCAACCCACTGGACCTGACTCATTCTTCTTTCCATGCTGGCCCTAAAATGTTCTGCTTGTTGTTCTTTTAGATCTGCTGGCTCATAGACTTTATCTAGATAAAGGAAGAACTTTAACAACCACCCTTTATTCCCAAAATTCTTCTGATGTTTTGCAAGCCACTCAAATAGATTATTTAATGCTGGAATGATCATTAAGAAGATTAGAGGAATGAATAGTGGCAGATGGATGAACTTCTTTAATAGTCTCACTTTTGAAGATCTCCGTATGGTTCAGTAATGAATCCCAAAAACTCTTTATCTTTAGTCATGAGTTCGAAGTGAGCTTTATTCTTATAACCAAATTGAGAGATATGAATCGTGCCGTCTTCTTTATAGACAACATTTCTCAATCCACCGTTATTTAGATAGATCCCATCTTTAACTTGTTGCTCTTCATAATCTTTCTTAAAAGAATAGTAATCAAAAAGCCCCGTGATCACTCTTCCAAAGATAGTTGTATGTTTGCAGCTCTCAGCGATTAGAACGCCTCTATCAAGCAATTCCCTTGCTCTGACACCCAATGCTTCATAGGCCTCAAAACCTTCAGTTTGTTGGCTCATTTGATTGTCTTGATAGATCAGATAAAATTTAGATCCTTGTAACATAATTACCTCAGTTGATGTTCGTATAAGATATCGTCATTATAAGTTGGATCAGGTTCAGGCTTTGATCTCTCATCCATTCTTGCGATAATGGCAGTCATGAGAAATTGGGCTGTGGATGCTCCCGAGAAGATAGAACTTAAGAAGAATAAACCCGCAAAAGTCAGATCACCCCTACTCATGGCGAGAATAGAATATGCGCCAAGAATGATCGTTATAGTTAGGAAAAAGCCACAATTGAATAAATCGAATTTTCTCATTTTAATGGCCCATTTGTTTTGATTGCTTTTTGATAGTCTTCTGAGAGTTCTTCGATTGATTCTGTCTGATAGCAAACAGAAACCTCATGACGATAATCCTCATCTCTTTCTTTAGATAACGTAGGGCCTAACGAAGGCTCAAAAGCTCCGGCTATCCTGGCTAATGTTTCATCAGTTACGAAAAATCTAGTAGGCTTGATCATTGAATAACTTCCTGCTCGATTAACCCATAGCATTTTTGAACTGGTCCCGGATCGATATAAACGGTTCCGCAGATCTTCCCTTTTGACTTAATTTGGTTGATCACATCGGTATCGGATACCTTTGCTGTAAATCTTCCAAAAATAAACGATAGAACGATAATGACCAAGACGATCACTTTATTACTTGTGCTCATGTTTTTCCTTTTTATGAAGCTTTTTATCATATTCTTTTTTAGTGGGAGTTGAGGGATCGATGGTAAGACCTGATACGATCTGATAAGCGACATGAAGCCTAGCTGGCTCCATTTTCATCAATCGATCTAGATCAAAGTAATGGTTACAAGAAACACAAAGATTCTGATTATCCTCGCATTCTTTATCAAACCAAACTGACTGCTCACCACATTGAGGACAATAAATATCCCCGTGCTGATAAACTTGGTCGTAATGACAAAGTCCTTCAAATTCCAAAACAACTGGATGCTCATCACCGAAGTTGAATGTAGCTTTTTTAGATGTAAAAGATTTCCACTTATCCATCAGGACTTTTAAAGTAAACTTATTAGATGCTTTAGCCATACTGCCAACCCCATTTCCAATTCAATTAATATAAAAAATCTACCGCAATCAAATAGGTCTGAGAAGGCATTTTTACCCTATTTCTCGATTTTGTATTGCGTTTTGTATTGCGTGGTTTGTTTCCTTAATATTTTGAAAGACTTGATGTGTTTTTTGGTATATTTATTAGATATGAAGATAGAATCCTCTAAATCTGGTGAACTACTCCGATCTACTATTAATTGTCGTGTGAATCCCTTTAGATTAAAGGAACTAATGGTCTGCGAGAGTGGAACTGATTCTCATGGCAGAAAAGATAGTCTTGGAAAGAAGATTGATAGAGCTTCTTTTATGTTCACCCGTAATAGAGTCGGGGTTATAAAGGTTCGCTGTAAGATAAATAATCGCTTCTATATCGGGATTTTTGATGTTCGGGATCTTAATTCCGAAGGTTTTGATACCAAGATTTTTGAACGTTTTGATCCCATTCTCTCAAAAGATTTTAAAGAATATGGGCTTGGAGAGTTTGAGACACAAATTCTTGCTTACTTCTCCGATCGTTTGGAGGCCATGAATTATCGTGATTTTATCGCTAATCGAGGAATGGATGCTGGAATGGAATATTATGGAGCAGACTTTATAGATGAGATAATTCCTAGATTTGTTTCTATAAAATTACCCCATAAGATGATTTTGAAGCTTTTTTCACATTGTTCTACCAAAGGCTCTACTTTGAACTCTCTTCTGCGCTCTTTGATTCTACGATATCTAAAATCCCTTTAGCATCTGGATTAATCGTTAAATAAACGCTTAGAATAGTCCTCATGCGATCTTCCTTTGGCTCCGGAAGCTTCACTGAGCCTGTCTGCTCTAATGTAGTCAGAAAGTAGTGGATCATCTTTAAATCGGCCATAAAAGCGGTTTTTGATCTCTTATCCGTTATCGCTAATTCTTCCCCTATTTGTCTGATCAGATCTAGAATCTTTACATCTTCGTCTTTGATATTCTGGACTATTTGCCTTAAATGGTTGTGGTGCTCATCCTGGGCATTATTTTGCTGTTGGAGAAGCTTGGTATTATCGAAGATAATCTTTATATTCTCCCTTGCGAATTTATCCAGTTTTTCTACCTTTTCTGGACTCGATTCTTCTACCTTCCACCATAAAAGGACAAAAGCTATAAATAATAGAAAAAATGGATCCATCATATTAAACGCTTCACTTCTAAGGTTAATGCTTCACTTATGATATTATCAATAGTTCTTGCCATGCTCTCACTGAAGTATTTTGAGGGCAAATATCTGTTTTCTAGCTTTTCATCCAATGCTGTCAAAATATCGATAATTTGGATATTTGAGTAAGGGACCATTAATCTATATCCCCCTCCTGGACCTTTTGTTGATTCAAGAATTGAGCTATTTTTTAATTTAGATAAAATCCCACCTACAAATTCAGGACTTGCTCCAATTTCTTCTGCTAGAGTTTTTGTATTAAAAACTACGTTTGGGTGTTCCCCGCAATATTTTACAACTGCTATCCCAATTTGGGCCTTATTAGTTAATCTCATTTATTACCCTTTTATGCTGTTTTATATACGAATGATGTAGTTTTTGAACTGTTTAGCGCAGAAAACTACATCACTGATATACTTTAAAAAATTACCTGAAATGCCAAAACTATTGTTGCGAACCAAAAAACAAAGACTAATGCTCCAGCTGCAATTCCAGTATAATGTTCTGGTCTTGTCTCTAGATGATCAGCTTCTCTGCCTCTACTTTTGGCATATTTGATCATTTCTTTGTTCGGGTTTGCATCTGCCATCACTTTCAGCAACATATTTAGAATAATCGCTACGATGATTGCAACCAATGCTATTTTTGCAGTCATATAATTTCTATTATAAAGATGAAACATAACGAGAAGAATTGTAATTACTACATTCATGCTAAACTCTTCCCCTCTACTCCCCTTTTCTCACGATCGATAGTTCTCTGGTGTTGCCAGTGAATCGCTGATTTTAGAGCAGATAATGTATTTACGTTATAATCCGATGGAAACTCTGCATTTAATCTTTCAATGATCAATTGAGCAGTTTCTAACATAGTCACAACTTGGCATCCATTAATCCCTTTTTCTTTCACAGGGCCGTTTTGGAGCGTAAAAGTTAATGAATTAACATCATCTCTAATCGTGATGAAATTAGAGGGTCTAATCTCTTTTTCATACCAAGCGTAGTTCATTTGACCAGATTCTTTATTGAATTGTTCTGGATGATCTCTTTTTAGCTCTTCCATATTAACTACCGTGAATCCGCCGATAGAATGAACGTTTTTTAAGGTTTTTAAGGCCATTAGTGATTATCCCCTGCTGGTGAGCCATCATTTGTAGGCTCAGTTAATGTTTGTTGATTAGGATCTACTTCTGGCTTTCTTAGATCAGGAAGATTGAAAGCAGCTCTGATAGCATGATAAATTTCTTGATCATCTGCTGTTTTAACTTCATCTATAAAAAACTCAGTTTCTGTGACTCTTAAGCGAACTCTTCCTGCAACCGTGAACTTAATATCCGGCTCCTCTCCAGGTTTTAAATCAGTTAAATTAACTCCTGCTGGCTGGATTTGTTCTGACTGAACTGGCTCATCTGATTCGCACGTTTCTGACGATACGATATAAGTAGACGGAGAAGCAGTTTCTTTCATAACTCCCTGATCTAGATTTTCGCCAGTTTTTATATCTTTTGCGATCTCAACCAAAGTACCGTTGAAAGAATGTCCTGAAGTAGGATCTGTGTGAATGATTTTTTTGCCTAGATGTTCGTGAAAAGATGATTTATCCATTAGACTCTCCTGTAAAATAAAAAAGGACTCGATTTGAGTCCTTATGCTATAAAACGGAAAATGGATTAACAAGTGTTTTTTATAAGTTATTTTTTTGCTTTGCTTTCTGCTCTGATTCTTTCAACTCTGTTAGTTTCGGCCCAATTTTCCAACTTTGCTTTATCTAAAGGATTTGTAGCTGAATAACCTCTGCAATAAGCAAGATATGGGATCTCGTATTCTTTCTTTGAGATAATCTTCTCTTTATTGTCAGTTAAGTAATCAAGCGCGAATTGTTTCATCGGATGCCCGTTAAACGCTTTAGTTACTCTATTTGTTAGAAGAGTATCGAAGTTATCTTTTGTGATTTTCTCATCGATACAAAAACAAGATCCCTTATCTAATAAGATTTCCGGATCCCATGTTGTTATTACACTGCAATCCTCTGCTAAAGGAGCTGCATACTTATCGGCTTGATCACATCTCGCGCTCATTAATAAAGTGGCCAGGAGTAGAAAAGAAGAGAGTTTTAGATACTTTTTCATGACATTATCCCCTATTGTGTTTTTTTCTAAGCTCATCTCTTAGAACATCATTATCTTGTTCAGACATAGGTTTTGCTATCTCAATTTGAGTATTATTGGCACTCTCAGTATTTTGTTCTTTAATCTCGTCAGACTTCTTTTGCATGAGTTTATCCTTCCATGCCAGAAACTGCTTATAAAGCTCATTGATCATTTTTAGAGTCTCGACCACGACTTTGAGTGATGCTAACCACGCCATAAATTATCTCCCGTAGATGATGTCGATTACCTTGTTGATTTTATCGACGATGAAGTTTAGTCCCATTCCTGGAACTTTCATTACTAGAAAATAACTTCCAGCTGCGAGTCCTGCCCCTAGAAATATCCAAAGTAGTTTTTTATTCATTTATGAGTCCTGATACAAAAAAGGGGCCGTTAAGCCCCTTTTATATTCTAAATTTTCTTTCTTCTTATAGAGTTTCTACGAAAGCGTGGATTCCCTTGATCATGTTCAGACCAGCAATAACTTGAGATACAAGTTTTTCTTTTCCAAGAATACTGATATTTGCACCAACGATTGAAGCCAATTGATTTAGCTCTTCACCATCAATATCTTTCATTTCTTTAATTACATCATCAACATTATCCATAGCCGCTACGAATGAAGGCGCAACTTTTGATAAAAGGATAAGGTCGAAGTACGAGAATTTTCCATCATTTTCTTTTGCTTCTTTAACAACAGATCCGAATTTGAATGCAAAAACTAGAACTTCTGATGTTTCTTTGATTCCGTAGAGTTTTGTAACCGCTGTTTCCATGCTTTTTCCTTGGTTAGTGTGAATGGATGATTATTCCCAAATTTAATCGTGAGCCTTTATTCTACTCAAAATCCTCATCACTGTCTAGTGAGTCATCCTCATCGTCTTCTCGATACTTTGCAAACTTTGATTCCATTGCTTCCTTGAACTGCAATTTAACATAGTCCTCGGTAGGATAATCATCTTGATTAGAAATTTCTGTAATAGTGAGCTCTCGATAACTTTTCTCATAATAAAAGGACTGGACCTCATCATATCTGAGTCCTCTATACGGGTCGATGATCACTATCAAATAGCAGGCCATCAAGAATTTTTTCATTCTTTAATAGTAGCGTTAAATTCAAAAAACACAAAAATGGGATTAGGTGTCGGTAAACTGGGTTGAAAAGTTGGTACCCATACGATGTTCTCTTCTGAGCTGGCTAATGAATTTCGCCAATTTATAGATTTCAATCTTTCGAGTCATGACAATCGAATTAGTCTTTAAAACCTTGATTACCTCGGATTTTAGCCCATTGGTAATGGTGAAAAGCTCCCTTAATAAACTCTCTTCTAATGGGCGTATATCGCTTGATAAAGCATCAAAAGCTGAGATGTCTATAAGGTCATGTTTTGCTATGTTAATGTATTTAGGGCCTGATAAAGTATCGAACTCGATATCATCTGCCAAGGCATCCAATTGCTTCACATAGAATCGATCACCCTCAAATTTTTGTCTAAAAAACTCGATTCGATCATAAAACTCTTCTTTAATATCTGAGTGCAGGACTCTCCCACGATACTTGTTAAAATAGCCTCTGAGCTGAATTGGAGTTGAGCAATCGGCGATATTTTCGATTGCGCTCTTGAAAACCCCTAATATTTCTCTCTTGGCCATAATTATCTCAATGGAAAAAAGCAGTCTGCAGAGACTTTTGCATGATTTCAGAAATCGGGCGGTATCTTCTAACGTAAATTTTAGGGAAAACAATCGTATAATCTAGGGCCATACAAAACTCTTTATTCTCTGAATAAAATATCGGATAGCCATTATAAGTTGTGTATCTTTGATTAGAATAATGAACAAATCTTAATTGCTCAGGCGCGTTTTTTACATACAGGGTCAGGTGATACATTTTACCAAACTGATCCTGATAATCCGCAAATGGGAGATCTTCATTCTTTTTCTTACTCATCCAGAAAGTTTAAGGATTGTGTCACGATCTGTAAAGAGAACCTAAGCTGAGAGAGTTCGCGTTCTCGCTCTGTAAGTTGAGTAATATGGTTTTAGGGATTGGAGTTTTTTCATATTCGCTGGATTTAATGAAATCTTATCCGGTAATTCATGAATAAGGTTTTTCGCAGTGCTCGAGTAGACTTCTTTTGGTACTCGCATCGTTAGAAGTTTTCCGGCCACCATAAGGGCATAGTTATTTGAACTAATTTCTATTTTTCTATGACGGACCTTACCTAGTTCAAAATCAAAACCACCCGTAAAGGCTAAGTCGACAGTTGCAATATCTTGGATGGCCTGACGAGTTTTCTTGAGTCCTGGGGCTAATTGAACGGTGATCATGGCATGATTCTTTACTTGGACCAGCCTTTTCTTTTCTAGTTTTGATGCTTTTCTATGTTCGCCAATAAATGATTTTAGATCAAAAATTCCCATAGATTCTAAAAGCTTATTGTTAATTCTACTCTTTCTATTATTTCTTTTCATTACATAATTGAAGGCTATCACAGCAGATTTTAGATTTATCTCAGATGGATTTTGAGTTCTTGGAGAAAAATTAAAGAAATCAAAACGTTTTTGCATAAAAAGCTTTAGGTATTCTTCCGGTTTATCTAGATATGATTGAGCTAGATAACAGCAATTTTCAACACGATAAGAGGTAAATGGGAATTTTTTGATTCTTTCTTTTCTGATCTTAATAACGGTTTCGTTCTTTTTTACTCCTGGATATTTCTTCTTAAATCCATTGAAGTCATTGATCATGTCGGTGAAAGATTGGTTCTTATCGGTCTTCTCAATCGTATAACTTCTTGATTGAGATCCCTCATAAAAGGCTTTTGAAGTGCATTTTAGCCACTCTAATTTCATTAATTCCTTAAGCCAATTGATAACAGTCGCAGAGTTTACCTCTAATTGTTTTCCATAAAAAGTAGAACATAGCTGCCACTTGGTAATAAAAAGCTCTGGTTTCTTAGCGATTAAGAAAACAAAGAATAGTTTTTTAAGTTTTGGAAGAGGAAGATCTTCTGGTTGTTTAACGGTCTTAAGAAATGGTCTTAGTGTTTTTAGGTTCTTAGCAGAGCAGAAGGAAATGAATTGATCAGAGTTTTCTTTAACCAAAGGAATTTCAAAAAAAAGACTACTTTTAATAAGCTTTTTAATTGTTTTTGATTTTGAATCTTGGTAATCTTTCATTGTGAATATTCTCTATTTTTTAGAGAGAAGGAACTTTCGTAGGTAGCTTCTCTCTAATTCTCAAAAAATCGTATCCACTATTTTAAATTTCATCAACACATTAAGGCAATTAATTTCAATCAAAAATAAAGAGACGGAGTCTCAGAAATAATGATTTCTACATTCAGATACTCTCCTATATCCAAAATTTTGACTGTTTTATAGTCAAGTTGTTAGAATTGCTCTACGAACAGTAGAGATAATTATCACAACGGTAAATGGTCGAAGGTTAAAACCCCACGATTAGTGGACTCAGGTTTTTCCACCGAGGCTTTTGGATAATATTAGAAAAAGCGCAAACCCACTTGCAATAATAAAAAAGATCAACTATCCTTTCCAAATATGAAAAAGCTAACAGCCAATATTATCCCCGCACAGATGAATGATCAGATGATCATCGTGGGATTTATATTAGGCGCTTAAAGTAGAAATACAAAATTAAGAAACTAAATATGAAGCCCAGGATTAATCTCCCGGGCTTTTTTCGTTTATGGGGTCGTAGCTACAATTGGTAGAGCATCTGCCTTGCACGCAGAGGGTTGCAGGTTCAAGTCCTGTCGATTCCACCACCACTAGATAGAACTAGTGGAGTAAAAAGGTACGATGTTAGCAGTTGTTATGAAATCTCGTAACGTTACTAAGTGTTACTGGATTTTCGTAACGTTTTTTGTCAGGGCGTAAAATCAGCGGTAGATGGCAAGACTTGGATTCTTGAGGTCGTGGGTTCGATCCCCACCGCTCTGACCATTTTTATGATCTTTAAAATTTTGCTCGATTGCTGGAATGGTAGACAACTCAGACTTAGAATCTGAGGCCGTAAGGTGTAAAGGTTCGAGTCCTTTATCGAGCACCATTGTTCTTTAAAATTTAATGCGGTGTTGGTGAAGTCTGGAGTTCACGCTTCCCTGTCACGGAAGAGGTCATCGGTTCAAATCCGATACATCGCGCCATTAGGGTGGTTAGCTCAGTTGGTTAGAGCATTCGCTTGTTAAGCGACAGGTCAAAGGTTCAAGTCCTTTACTACCCGCCATTTTGATAAAAAGGTTAATTATAGAGTTTCTTAATTACGTTTATAGTTTTTGGCAGGTCGACAAATTGGTTAAGTCCCGGGATTTTGATTCCCGTATGTGAAGGTTCGAGTCCTTCCTTGCCAACCATTTTTACACGTATCGTATCATTTTGCGGAATAGCTCAGTTGGTCAGAGCGAACGCCTCATAAGCGTTAGGTCGAAAGTTCAAGTCTTTCTTCCGCAACCATTTCATATTAGCCTGTAACTCAGTGGTAGAGTACTTCCCTGATAAGGAAGAAGTCGAAGGTTCAATTCCTTCTAGGCTAACCATGTAAGGTATCGCTTACAAAACCCACTCTCATTGATAAAATGTAAGTAGAAGATTACATTTCCATGTCTAGACATGATCTTAGCAAAATGCGCCCATGTATGTATAATTTTCAAGTTACCGTCTTTAAAGTGATTGTCGCGATCCTCAAGTCTAGTCTAAACATACATCAGATCGATTTCAGAAAATTCTAGACATAAAATTAAACTCAGTTTAATCTGATTTCTCATTATGGGCTGTAGTCTAATAGGTAAAGACGTGGGACTTTGAAAATTGATTGATCATCAGTGAGTAGGCTTTCCCAAGACGAGAAATATAGAGTCTGCCATCGAAGCTAGAATAGATGTCAGATGTAGCGGATGAAGTGGCTTTTACTATAGGGTTCGACTCCTTCTCCAGCCCACCAATTTTATGGCTCGGTAGTTTAAATGGTAACGCTGCTCATCGATTGCAGAAGTGGTAATTCGAAAATCCACGGGCCACCATAAGTTGATCAAAAAATTCAGTCACAAACTTATTACTTCCGAGTCATGAAACTAGTTTCAAATTAAATATTCGGAAACAATGAAGACTCGTAATATTTATTTTTTCATCCTTGTAATAGCTACCCAAAAAGATCTAATCTTCCAAAGTACATTCATTCATCCAAAAGTTTAGAGAGGTTTACACTTTGGAAAAGATTCAATCAATCGATGTAATAATCGAATCGACATTGATCATTAGCGTAAGAAGATTGTTGAAACTGGAAAACGGTAAAACAATTCTTGAGACGACCAAAGACTTATTCAGATATAAGAATCCTAAATATATTGAGAATGAAAAATACGGCCGAAGTAACTTTAAGACTAAAAAATATCTAATGAGTTATGAGATCGATGAGGATAATCAGCTCTGCATCTCTCGTGGTGGTAAAGAAAAACTGATTAAGCATTTTAAGAAGTTTAAATTAATTCCTAATTTCATTGATAGAACTCTGGTCCTCCCATCGGTGTCCTTCGAGCACTCAAACATCGTTCCGCGCGAGGATCAAGAAGAGTTATTAGACGCAGTAGAAGTATTTGATGATGCTTCTGCTGTTGCTTATGCCTCATTCGGTAAGACAGTAACATACCTTGAAATGATCAGAAGAAAGCGTCAACCGGCCCTTGTGATCGTGCATACGACTTTCCTCCAGGAACAATGGATAGAAGCTTGTTTAGATCCTAAATTATTCAATATGAAGAAAGCTGATATCGGTGGAGTAGGTGGAGTTTTTAAAGCTAAGGCCAGATTAGGAAAGGTAAATATTTGTCTCTATCACTCACTCGCTAATGAAAAGCATCTTGAAGTATATAAAGAGAAAGTTGGATTAATTTTTTTCGATGAGGGGCAGAAGTCTCCTATCGAAGATGTTCAAACAGTTACTAATAAATTTCGCGCCAGATTTCGTTATACGGCCTCTGCTAACTTAACTCGTAAAGATGGAAAAGAGGTTTTAACCTTTGATACCTTTGGACCTGTGAAGTTTATAGCGAAAGAACAGAATTCAGGATCAAAAATTCTATCTAGGATCTCACTTGTTAAAAGTGATTACTACGATATCGAATATGATCTTGAGAAAAATTATTCTGCCTACATTACTCGTGCCAGCCAAGATAAAGATCGTAATATTTTGATCTGCAAACGTGCGATTAGAAAAATTAGAGAAGGTAAGTTAGTTATCATTTTTGTTGAAAGAAAAGTTCAGGCAGCAGTTATCTATAAGATGTTGTCTAAATTTAGAGGCGATATGCTCTTAGGTAAATTCAACATGAAAGATCCTGAGATCGTTAATGCTCCCTCTCGTATTAAAGAAATTATTGAAGACTATGATGAGGATACTGCCTATAAGAGAATCCTTGAATTAGCAGAGACTAAGAATATTGATTATGTTGTAGCAACCCAAAAAGCAGAAGTTGGATTATCAGTAAGAACTTTTGATCACGGGATTATCACAACACCGCAGGGAAATAATATTGAACGATTCAACCAAACTAAAGGAAGAATCGAAAGAACATATTCAGAGAAACAAGAAGCTTTCTTCGGTCATTTGAAGCCTGTTCCCACTTGGGACGTTATCGTTGATAAGAACGAAAACTCTAGAGAGGCCGCAAATAAAGTTCGTGAGCATTATGGGAAAGAAGTAGTTACATGGGTTAAAACAAGTGTCGATACCAACTTAATAATAAGAAAAAAGGAGAACTAGAATGTTGGAAAATGTTAAGAAATTTGTAGAATTACACGAAGAAGCGATCTCTGAGTTATCGAAAGGTGATGAAAGTGCATTTGCTCAATTACTGGCTGTAGCAGAAATCATTCAAGCTCATGCTCAGAAATATCACGAAGTCAGAGAAGTATTCACTAAGCACGGCGGTGATATTCACCTTCCATGCCCATCATGTGCTTCTCCTATTTTACTTGAATATGGCGATTGCCCGTTCTGTGGTGAGCATCTAATGAGCACTTCATCTTCTGAGAAGAAAGAATCAAAGCCAACAAAAGTTGCTGATAAACCTAAAGAAACAAAAAAGGCAGATCTTAAATTAGTTGAAGAGCCTAAGAAAAAGAAAACAGTAAAAGAATCCCCTGTTGATGTTGAAGCGGCCGTTACCCCTAAGAAGAATAAAGTTGCTGAGAAACTAGAATCTTTCCAAGGTACTGAGGAAGAGATCGATGATGCCTTTGAAGAAACTGAAGAGACATTACTTCCTTCAGCAGATGAAGTTAATGCAATGTCTGAAACAGAGATCTATGAACTTGCAGATGAACATTCTCTTAGTATGCCAAAAGGTTATAAGAAACTTAAATTAAAAGATTTAAGAGTTGCTTGTAATAAAGCATTAGATGATCTTGCAGAGGCAGAAGGTGAAGAGGAAGAAACGGAAGAAGTTGAAGAAGTAAAAACTCCACCAAAGAAATCTGTAAAAGAAGAACCTAAGAAAGTTCTTGTAAAAGAAACTGCTAAGAAGAAAGCTCCGGTGAAAGAAGAGATTGAAGACGAAGATGATTTTGAAATTGAGGAAGAGGAAGAAATTAACCCTACTAAGAAAAATAAAGCTCCGGTGAAAGAAGCTCCAAAGAAAGCTGTCAAAGAAGAAGTTAAGAAAAAGAAAGCGCCAGTAGTTGAACCTGACGAAGACGATTTCGAGATTGAGGAAGAGGAAGAAGTAGAAGTTGTGAAAACTCCATCTAAGAAAAAAGCTCCTGTAAAAGAAGAGCCTAAGGCAAAAAAGAAAGCTCCTGTGAAAGAAGAGGAAGAGGAAGAATTTGATTTGTCTGATGTTGATTTAGAAGATCTAGAGGATGATGCCGATGATCTTTTAGATGATGATGATGATTTTGAAATTGATGATAACTAAGAAGCAACCTCTCCTTAGTTATTCGATGATAAGGGCAGGACGTAAAAATCCTGCTCTCTTAAAAGGGAATTGGAAATGGCATCGGTTAAGATAAAAAGATTTTTAGCATTATTAGATATTCAGGAAAAGCCGGATAAGCTGACTGTTTATTATAATAAGAAATCTCTGCTCACGATCAGAACAGAAGCTTTAAAGCAATTGATCGTAGACACTGGATCTAAAGATTTAAAAGATATGTTCTTTGATCAATTCCAAGTAGAGAGCACATTAAAACAAAATGCTGAGAGTCCCGTAATAGCCAAGGCCCTTGTTCTTGTGAATGAATATACTTTGATGAAAAAGAAATTTTACGGAATTGCTAATGCCTCAAAGATTACAAAATCTTCTAAGGAGTTTCCTGATTTCGTTAAGGCCTATCAAACGATATTGAGCCTACAGACTACCTCGACTGAATTTTTGGCAGCTCAGGTTAAGGGATTAGAATTTGCAAATAATGGTAATGGGGCTTTCCCTAAACCCTCTATGCTCCACGGGGCAAATGCTGAAGATAGATTTTTTAATTATAGAAAATCTAAAGAAGACAAATCTCTAAAAGAACATAATCAGAAGCCAATTTATATAACGGCTAAAGATAAAGAAACGGCCCTTATGGAAAATCCTCGTTTTGTTGAAGCATACGAGAAAGTAAAAGACGGTAAGGCGACCATGGCAGAAGCAGAATTTGTAAAGCTTCTAATGATTGAAAGAAAAGGTAAGGCCACGTCAATGGTTCTTGCTTATATAAAGAAACTGAAATCATCTTAAAGGAATATGATGAAACGTAATAAGTCATTTAATATTTTAGAGTTCATGAAAGAGCATGATATCAAGTTTACAAAAACTGATACTCATTATCAGATGAACTGTTTTCTTTGTACTGATCAAAGAGAGCGTCTTGGAATTGTAATTGAGCCGGATGAAAAAGGTGAACAGCCTTGGCGTTGCTTCAATTGCGGAACAAGTGGAAAGAAAGCTCAAAATTTATCTTGGGCATGGATTAATAAAGATAAAGTAAAAACCGTAGAATCTGCTGAAAAAGATAAGCGTGAAGATAAATGCACTATCAAGCATGATCTTCATTTAAAATTTCATAAGCAATTAAGAAATACAAAAAAGACCACTGCCTATAAATATCTTAAGAATGAAAGAAAGATCACTAAAGAAGCAGTTGAACACTTTAAGCTTGGATCTAAATCTATTTTTACATTCAGAAATGAAGATGGCGATATTGAAAAATATAATGCCGGAGAACATTTAGCTATTCCTTATCTAAGGGAAGGCAAATGTATGAACATTAAATATCGCTCATTAGATCCTGAAATTCCTAAAAAGAAAAAGTGGCGCAGAGAAAAAGGTGGGGTTTCCATCCTATTCAATGAAGATGTTCTGAACGAAATGGACTATAAAGAAATGTTCATCACGGAATCAGAGATCGATACAATTTCTTTATGGGAATTAGGAATTAAGAACAATGTTGGATTAACGACAGGTGCTGATGCTTTTAAACAGGGCTGGAAAGATCGTCTGCTTCGTTATGAGCGCATTTACCTAGTTCTTGATAGAGATGAGGCGGGACAAAAAGGTGCTCGTAAAATCGCCTCACAATTAGGTCTAGGGAGATGTTTTAATATCATTCTTCCAGATGATGTAAAAGATCCAAATGATTTCATTCAGAAGTATTCTAAAGGTGAGTTCTTAGAGCTTGCGAAAAAGTCTAGACCCTTTGAGGTTGAGGGCGTTGTTACGATTAAGTCTGCCGTTAGAGATCTTTGGAATAACCTTGATTACGGTGAAGCAGATGTAAATGGTTTTGAAACTCCATGGCCTAAATTTAATAAGGTCATTGGAAAGTTTAAGCCAGGAAATTTAATTGTAATTTGTGGTAAGCCTAAAGCCGGTAAGACAACACTGGCACTAGATCTTGCAAGACATATCTCTGATCACTATGGTGAGCACGTTGGAATGTTTTCTTGTGAAATGAAAGCACCAGCACTCGCGCATAAATATATCCAGATGGTGACTCAAGACTATAATACGCTCGAGGATATGACTATCATCGATAGAAAATATGCCAACTACATGATGAGAAAATTTCATGAAAAAGTTCATGTTAGATATCCTCAGAGAGATGAACTTGAAGTAGATAAAGTTGAAAAGATTATTATCGAAATGGTTCAACGATACGGAATCAAATTTTTTATCTTTGATAACCTTCACTTCCTTTGTCGTGGTGAGAATGAAAAAGAATTGATCGATAAAGCAACTCAGATGTTTAAGCTCTTAGCTGAAAACCTTGGGATTACTATTTGTCTTCTTACTCATCCGAGAAAAACAAATAATAATAAACAACTTAAGAACGAAGATATGAAAGGTTCATCATCTATTTTCCAAGATGCTGACTTAGTTATCCTAATGCACAGACCGATGAATGATGCTGATATGACTCCCGATGAAGCAGAGAGTGGAGTTTCAGACGGGGCGATGTCTCCTAGAGCAGAGTTCTTAGTCACTGGCCGTTTTGTTGAAGGTGGTAGAACCTATCTTGCCTTTGATGGTAGAAGATCTAGATTTTGGGATCGTGGAAGTCTTTATATGGAATGTATGAAAACTCTGAGATCTGGAAAGAAGAAAGGAAAAGGTAAGGGGCTATGAGTAAACTAATTTTTAATAAAAAGAGAAATGGGATTTTAGGATTAAAAGTTTTTCAATTCATTAATGAAAATACTTTCAATGCCCTTACCCCTGAACAAGTTGGAAATAGAATTGCTAAATTAGTTATTGCATCGAATATGGAAAACGGTATGAATGAATTAACAGATCCCAATTATTATAAAGTTAAGAAGATTAAATACAGGAGAAGAGTATGAGTGGAATTGAACCGGACAGCGTATCGTACTGGGAAGATAGAACAATTAATATCGGTTCATTTGAATCAAGGAAGTTCGGACTATCTGTCACTCAGAAAATTGTCTCGATTAATCTTAAAGAACAAAAAGTAACTATCTCTGATAGAGAAACTCTAAAGGTTTATCCGAATAAAACTATTGATGAGACTATCGATAAGGCAATCTCTACAGTCAGGACTCGATTAGACGCAGACGAAAAAGAATTGAGGACTACAGTTCAGGAATTTGTTGATGATCTCTTAGTCCTAAAGGGCCAAAAACTATTCAACATTCCACCACTTGAAGCAGATCTTACAAACATTGAAGATGATGAGTTTCAGACAGTAACAGATGATAGACCAAAAAAGAAAAGAAAGGTTGCAAAGACGTTCGATGGTGAAGATGATGATTTCGAAACATTTGAAACAAACCCTATGCCTAAGTCTAAAAAGAAAAAGAGACGCGAGGACTAGTTATATAAATTTGAATTGGAGCTGGAAATGAACCACAATGACATTGAATTAAATTACGAGATCCCTATGACAGAAGAAAGATTGAGAACTATGATCAATCAAGTAGAGCAGGCAAAAAAGAGAGGTCGCCCAGGACAAACATTAAGAATAAAACTTAATGCTGATACGATTCTTACTTTCGGAAATCTAATCCCATTCTCTACGGGATCAGCGATTGTCAGATCTAGTGAAGAAGTATTACCAAACAATCGAATGGAATTAGGATTGAACTAATGTCTGAAAAAAGATGTGATAAATGTAACCTATCTAACTCTTGCAAAAATCCATTAATCTTTGGAAAAGGATCTGGAAAGAACAAGACTGAGGTAATGATCATTCAGGACGCTCCCACGTTCTTTGATGATCGCTGTGCTCAAACCCCTGCCGGAGATACAAAGGCTAAGATTAATTATTTCTTAGAGCAGGCAGGGATTGATTACAGAACGGTTTATTTTACTTCAGCTTTAAAATGTGCGCCTAAAGAATTATCCGATATTAAAAATAAAAACATTGAAGCCTGTAGAGATTATCTATTAACGGAGATCGTTGAAAGAAAACCCAAACTTATTATTGTAATGGGAAAATACGCGCATCAATCTCTGACAGATAAAACTTCAGTAGATGATTTTGCAGGCCACTTCGATGATTTTGAATTTATGTATGAAGCTGAGATCGGGATGGGAAAGACCACCGATATTAAATTCAAATGTAAATTGATGCCGACATATTCTTTAATGGGGTCTATGAGGAAATGGGAAAATGATTCCGAGATAATCAGGCACTTCTCAAAGGGTGCTCGATTCTTAAAAGATGGATTCATTAACAAAACCCCTGAACCAAAAGTAAATCTCATTCTAGATAAAAGATCTTTGAATCAGTTCGTTGAAAAAATGAGAGAAGAAAAATATGCTACTACCGATTTAGAGACAACGGGCTTTGAGTTCTTTAAAGATGAGATCATCAATGCAGGTTATTGCACTAAGGTCGGCGAGGCAGATGTAATTTATTATTCGACTTATAAAAAAGAACATATCAAGAAATGGGATAGAGAAAATATTGAACTAGGAAAACGAATCAATTATTTTGTTAAAGAGAATCATGATCTAATTCATAAATCTCTTCAAACAGTAAATGACTTTGATAATCTAAACTTCATCCTACATAACGGAAAGTTCGACTGGAAGTTTGCAAAGAAGAACGGTATCCCATATAGAAATTTTAAATGGTGTACGCTAGTTGCTGATTCATTGATCGATGAGAACATGAGACATAGTTTGAATCATGCCATGGAAAGAAGAGGAATCGATTACGGCCCTTACGATACTAAACTCTGGCCTTATGTAAATAAAGATGGAGATAAGAAAAAATCTTATAAACACGTACCCCCTTTGATGCTTACAAATTATCTCGGCATTGACGTTGATGGAGATATGCGATTATTCCAAAAGCAAGTTAAAGAGATTGAGAAAATTGATTTAACTGATCACATGGTCGGCAGAAAAATGGATGCCCTATTAGATCTTTGTCAGATGGAATATACCGGAGTAAAAGCCGATAGAGCATTGATTCAAAAAACTTCTCGAATCATCCAGAAGAAACAAACTAAAATTTTATCTAAGCTAGAAGAAGTGACAGGGATTGAGAACTTCAACCCTAACTCTCCAAAACAAATTAATGATTACTTTTTAAATAATGATTATCCGCTTGAGAAGTTAAAGATTGCAAAAAATAAATCTGGCTACTCAACAGCTGCGGTTGAATTAAAAAAGTTTACTAAATATAAAAAGTTTCAAGAAGTTCCTAATTTAATTCTGGATGCCAAGAAACTCGCAAAGATCAAAGGAACTTATGTTGATGGAAACTCAAAGAAAGGTGAGACTGCATCAGTGGGTGGATTCTTAAAATATTTAGATGAGCGAGACAGAGTTCATGCAAACTTCAATATGTGGAC